AATCAAATGCCCTAATAAATGCCTTAAAACAGCTAATTAAGAAACAGGGGTATCATTTATAAAGTTGTAAAGTAGTGATATAATAAATTAATAAACAATTATATAATGTGGAACTCAACCTATATCCTTTGCGGATGTATAACTGTCACAGGCAGTAAATAGTAATAACCGAAACTATAATAAGCTGACAACTGCCGTAGTAAGTATTGAAAGGTTAAACGAAAAGTTTTTGAAAAATCTATTTTCTCCAATTATGGAGTCTATTCATGCATTAAGTATGAACATTTCGAAATTTTATGTGCATGTCTGGAGAGTCTTCTGTACTCTCCTACCCCATTCTATTTTCTATCATTTTTCTATAACGGTGGATATGCAAGTGGTTAAAGCGGGCGAACTGTAAATTTGTTTCAATTGATTCGTAGGTTCAAATCCTACTCCACCGACTATTATTTTATAAATATCTAAAGAAAGCAGGTGATAAAATGGCAAATTATGATATTGATAGACCTTTAAGATTAGGTGAAGTAAGAACAATTCGTAGTGATGGAGGAAGAAAATTAGAACAAGCAGAACTACTTTTTTCTTCTGCTACTATTGCACAATTTAATGTAAATAGAACAACAAATAAAGTAGATTTGTTAATGGATAATACGGACTTCAAATATCAAGATTTGAATTGTGCCTTATCCAAAAAAGTAATTCGAGATATTTATATTATATTTCGTGATTTGTATAATGAATTAGAATACGAAGAAAGTGAGGACAATACATAATGAAAATTTTACCTATCAGAAGCATTGAAAATGATACATATACAACCGTAATTAAACCATCTGAGTGGGGAACTGCATCTGTGACCGCTGAAAGTGAACTGGCTATGCTGGAGGATACTCCGCAGCTCCTTAGATATGCGGATATTGAGTTTAAAGATAAATTCATTGTATCTGATGGACTTCCTGTAGTTTCTACTGAGGCAAATGCTGTTGAAGTAAATCTGGATCTGAATAATAAAGAATTTATGCTTGATGAAAATTTCGAGGTTTCTATTTCTATTGATGCAAAGAAAATTCTTGATTCTGAGCTTGATGGAACTATTTTTGCAGATAAGCATGTCTTGGCTCAGGCAAAGACAATTCTCTTTGAGACAAAGGTAATCGCAAGAATTAAAGAACTTTTGGAGATTGCCAGGAGTCACGTTAACAGTTTTGAAGAGACTATTGAACAGACATTGTAGGAGGCACTGTTATGTATTCTATATTAATTCAAGATAAGAAGAACAATGGACACTTCTCTTTCTTACAAGTAAAAAAGGAAATTATGAAGGAAACTGTTGAGAAAGTTGAAGATGATTCAGGGAATTTAATTGATAAGATTGTTTATACTCCAACTGGTCAATTTGAAAACGTGATTTATGAAGAGGAAGACAAGGATAGATTTGAGGAAAAATGTACTGAATTATTGAGGACATATAATCTTAGTGAATTAAGATTTATTGATAATTTGCAGTATGGTGTGGATCTTGTTTGGGAGAATTCACATTAAAAAATGTGGAGAGTAGTTTAGTATTGCTGCTCTCCTAATCATATGCAGATATAACCCTAATTGGTAAGGGAGAAGACTGCTAATCTTCCAGTAGTCGTCCTATGACGGCGTTTCGGTTCAAGTCCGAATATCTGCGTTTTGCCGGAGTAATCAGAACGGCTTCTGAACCTGTCTTGAAAACAGTGGGTACGATAATGAATCGTATGGGGATCGACACCTCACTCCGGCGTTTAAATAAGCATTTTATCGGGTAAATTTAATAAGTTTTTTGAAAGAGCTATGTGAAATATCATGGCTCTTTTTATATTGTTTTTTTGTTATTTCATACAGGGTGATTACTACCCTATTTCTTATGTAAATTTTGTTTCATAAGATTTCTCCATTCTGGAGTGACTGTTGCAGCGGTCACTCTGTATGAGATAACAAAGCGTTATCTGCAAGTAACGTAAAACAAAAAATATTAGCATCCACTGCTTAGTGTGGAAGAACGGAGAAATATAATATGATAAACAAATTTTCAAGAAAAGAATTAGAACGATTAAATTGTTCTGAAGAAGAAGTTGACTTAGTTTTAAAGTATCAAAAGAAATTGCCAATACTGGTTGATAACAACACTTTAGAGAAATTTTCTGTTGATGCAAGACTATTGTGGGAACAACTAGATAAACCACAAGGAGATTTTTCTCATTGGGTAAAACGTAAAATTGTAGATAAAATAATAAAAGGTACAAAAGTCAAATCTTTTGTAGAAAATATTGATTTTATTAGCTTCGACAAAACTGTCGAAGCCGAAAATACTAACATTACAACAAAAGAATATTCTCTTACTATTGATTGTGCCAAAAATGTATCTATGATGGAAAATACTGAATCTGGGTCATTATGTAGGACTTACTTCATTCTCATAGAAGATATTGTAGTCAGAAATAAAGAGTGGCTTGCTGTTCGTGATCCTGAAAAAGAAGAATATAAAAAGATGTCGGCAGAGGTTGACGCATGGTGTTTACGGATTTGGCATCATCACGCAAGCAGATCGGAATATGCTGTAGAAGCGGATATGCTCAATACTATTGTTACAGGAAAAACTTCTCAGCAACTAAAATCTGAATACGGCGTTGCATCAAATGACTTGATTCGTGATTATTTGAAAAAAGAGCATAATGAAGAATTATTGTTCCTGGAGCAACAGAATCAGGTACTATTACTTATGGATATGGGATTCACAGAACGTAAAAATATGCTTACTAAAATGCATGAGGTGAAATTTAAGAGCGTAGAAAAGGAAAAGGTAATGGCTGCATAACCACTACCCTATCCTGCCTTGAATGAATTGTTTTATTGGCAAAATTCATTTTTTATCACTAAACCATTCTATTATAATCTTTAATGTAAATAATAATACAAACAATAACATCACCATATTCATATTCATATTGATATTTCCAATATCTTTAGTTTGAATTATCATTGAATAAAAATATATTGATATAATAGTAATAATCGTAGGAATTATTGAAATAATGAACGTGTATTTGAAATTTGATTCTTTATTATTATTTATATTACTTTCTATCTCTATCTCAAATGCCTTATGTTTATCATGCAGATCGGTGTTATTCAAGTTCATGTTTTGATGGCTATTTTTTTCTAAATATTCTTGTAGCATATTAATATATTTATTTTTATTTTCATTTGAAATATAAATATTTCCTATTATATCAGTAATTAATTCTTCGTATAAAGAAATTGTTGTTAAGATATTATCGTATTTAATATTGTATTCGCGAACAACAGAATTTTTTATTGCCTCAATTGTTTCATTTTTAGGTAAACCATTATCAACAACATATCCCCTTAAACGATTAAGTACCATTAAATTTGCATCTTTAATTTTTTTGTTATATTTTCTTCTATTTTGTATCATTACTATAGCATTAGTCAATAGAAACACAATTATTCCGCTTATAATACTTACTACCCATGAATTAGATAAAAATTCTTTCATATGTAATTATCTCCAAATAATAGACAATTGGTACTTATATTTTATATATCGACATTTTTCTTTATATTTTTATATATTTCAAACATATTCTATAACACCAAGATATTCGCCCACTCAAATAATGAGATTCCAATTCTCTTTATGTTTTTCCAGACAACATCATGGCTGTCTTTTTTAATTGAACCACAAATATTATAACATAAATTCCAAAAAATGAAAGGATGGTGGTAAAATTCCAAGAAAAAAATCACAATCATCTGGCAATAAACCGTTGCCAGCCAATCAGCAAAAAGGGAAAAAAGAATGTAGCTTTTGCCACAATCATAAAAAGCTAACAGAGTTTTATATAAGCAAGAGTCCATTATTTTCAGTGGATTGTCGTGTTCCTGTTTGTAAAGACTGTGTAATTAATGAGTCTTTAAATGCAAACGGAACTGTAAATGAATTGGAATTAAATAAGATATTAAAGAAAATTGATCGTCCATATTATAAAGACTTAATCGAAAGCGCAATAAATGGATTTAAAAAAGAACATTCATATGTTGAAGATGATAAAGTTATATTTTACGGAAAAGAAATTTTACAACGATATTTTCGACTAATAGCCATGAGGCAGGATAGAGACAAGTCATATGAAGACTCTGAAAAAGATGATTTCGTCCATAAAACAAGTAATACCCCACAAAGTACAAAAGAAAAAATCGCTCAAAAATACGCAGATATAAAAGATAATAAAACATATCAAAATGAGCAACAAAAGCAAAATACAGATGTCAAGTGGACTAAAGAAGATAAACAAAATATGAAGTATATCATATCTAAACTTGGTTATGATCCATTTGAAGATGTTGGATTAGATGAATTTGATAGAAAATATTGTTTTAATTTATTATCTGGGTACTTTGATACTCCTGGAATATTGGAAGACGGACATAAAAAGCAATGTGTAATTGAAATAACTATGTCCTATTGTCAGTGTCGGAAAATCACTGATGAACTTAATACAGAACTTTCAAAACCAGATTCCAACGAAAAAAGAATAACTTCTCTAACAAATGCTAAGTCCTCTCTTCTATCCTCTATAGCAACAATAGCGAAGGATAACAATATTTCTTCCAATTATAATAAAAATTCTAATCAAGGACAAGATTCCATATCTTCCATGATGAAGGAAATGGAGAAGAATGGTTTTCAAGAAATTCAAGTGAATTTATTTGATATAAAAACAAGTGAAGCGTTTAAGCAAATAGATGATATAAGCAATCAGAATATTGCAAATCAGCTTACACTTGATAACAACGAATACAGTGATATTGTCAAAGAACAAAGGGATATTATCAAAAATCTTGAATCAGAAGTTGATCGACTAAAAGAGGAAAATAGAAATCTTAAAAATAAAATAATTGATTTAGAAAACAAAAAGAGGTGACATGAATGGAAATATATAAACCAATGTCATCTAAAGAACTAAGTCAACGAAAAATTGAAGAATATTCTAAGATGTCTCGCATAGTTCAGTGGGGGCGAAAAAATCCCGTGAAATTTTGCGAGACTTTTTTCGGGCTAAAATTAATTGATTATCAAGCATATTGCTTTATGCGAACATGGATAGTTCAATATGCATTATGGGCTGAGTGTCGTGGTGCAGGAAAAGATACTTTGGCGGCTGCTTATTTCATGACAAGATTATTACTTATTCCTGATTACAGTTTATATATTAGTTCTAATACATATGCGCAGTCTGTAGAGTCTTTTAATAAGCTACGTGATATTGCTTTAAAGAGAATTCCAAATTTTAAAAGTGCAACGGATATATTTGCAAGGGAAGTAGATAAGACTGGCAGTAATAGCGAAACAGGCTTTTTACAGGCTCCTACTTGTAAATTTAGAATATATAATAACTCAAAAATGGAAGCATTATCTTCCAATCTTGAAGCTATTCGTGGTAAACGTGGAGCTGTATGGTTTAATGAAACCGCTTGGAAAACCGCTGAAGAATTAGCTGTTGTAGAAAATTTTGCGAATGTAGATTCCAGTTTTTCAACTTCCACTGAAAAAGTAAGGTATATTGAACCACAGCAAATGCCGTTACAGATTTTGTATACGTCCAGTGTCGGTGATGTAACATATCCATTTTTCGATAAATACAAAACATTTTATAAAAAGATGTTGGTTGGAAACAGCAATTATTTCTGTTTTGATATAAATGCTTATGATGTCTTATATCACTCTACTATTGATGGCGTTCCTATCAAATCTCATCTTACCGAAGATAAGATTATGAAGGATATAGAAGAAGATCCTGATAATGCAGATGTCGAGTTATTTAATAAATTCAGAAAAGGCGGCGGTTCTAATGCAGTTGTCACTATGGATGAACTTATAAGAAATTCTACAACACGTAAACCACTTCTATATAATGACACTGGAAAAAAGAAGTTTATATTCTGTTATGACCCAGCACGAAATTTTGATGGAAGTGTTTTGTCAATTTTTCAAGTGATTAACGATAAAGACGTTGGATATAAATTACGACTAGAAAATGTCGTATCTATGGTTGATCAGAATGCTAAAAACAAAACTCCTCTTCCAATGCCAGCGCAGTTAGAAATTATTAAGGATTTAATGATTAAATATAATGGAGAGCGTGCTGCTGAATGGGAAAATATTGAATTTTACATTGATGCCGGAAGCGGTGGTGGTGGAATTAGTGCAGTTGCCGATCAGCTAATGGATGATTGGACTGATAAGTATGGTGGAAAGCATAGAGGAATTATAGACCCAGACCATAAACAATATGAAACTGCAAGGAAAAAATATACTAACGCAATGCCAATAGTTCATCTTGTAGATCCTCAAGGATATAAAAAGATAATGTATGATGCTATTTCTAAAATGGTAAAACTGAATCTTATAGAATTTGCCAATTATGAAAACAAGGATTATATAATGGTTGGAAATAAAGATGGTGGATTTGATACAGTAAAGCTTACACAAGATGAACAGTTAGCATTAGCACAAATGCATATTGCAAAGCTGCAATTATCATATATGTGTCGATATGACACTCCTAATGGTGGTGTTACCTATGAATTGGCAAAAGACAAAAAGGGGCATGATGATCATGCTTATACAATGGCAGAAGGTGGATATGCTCTTGCAGTATTGAGAAGGTCTGATTTGCTTCAAAAGCCTAAACAATCAAACAGGAATGTCTCCTCTCTCACTGCTCTTGCACGAAAGCCAAAATTATACTCTCATTAGAAAGGCGGTGATAAACATCGAAGAAAATACAAATAACAACGGAGCAATAAAAGAACAGTTTCAAGAAGATAAAAAGAATGTGGATAATTTTCTTAATGGGAAATCACCGACTTTCAATTTCAGTTCATTAAAGCGCATTATTTTGTCAGAACTTTCATACAAAGGTGCTTTCAAATATAATCGTATTTGTGGATTTACGCGAAAACAAATACTTAATATGTCTCAATATCCAGAACGATATGGAAAAAATATTGTAAGACTTTCTAGGTATATGTATTTAAAGAGTGGTTATTATAAAAGACTTATAGATTATTTTGCGAATAGTGCTATATTAAACTGGACTGTCGATTTAGAACCAAAAACGGTTAAAGCATATTTGCCAGATGAAAAGTTATCTAAACAAATAAGAATAAACTATTATAAATATGTTGCTCAGGTAAATAAGTTTAAACTTGAAAATCATATTACTGATATTATGCGTAGGCTATTTGTTGACGATGCTTGCTTTGCATATATAGTAGAAAATGATATTGAAACCTCTATATACTTTTTAGACCCAATGTATTGCGAAATAAAGAAAAATATTGGAGGAAATGTATTTGGATTTGCAGTCAATAGAAGTTTAATTGATAATAATATATACGAAACATTGCCATCTGAATTACAAGAGCTAATTGAGCAGTCTAAGGAAATTTCATTAAACAATATGGTCATGATCCCCTATGAAAATTCTTTATGTATTAAATATCATAATGATTTTACATATTTATATAGTCCTTTTCTGGGGCTTGTAACTGAAATATTAAATATAGATGATGCAAAAGATTTATCTAAGGCAAAATCTGAGTCTGATGCTTATAAATTGATATATCTTAAAATACCCACAAATGATGACGATCAGATTGCTATGGGTGATGAGATTATCATTGATTTTACTCGAATGGTTAAAGATGTAGTCCCAGAGACATATGGAGTAGTTCCAGTTCCAATGGATTTGGAACTCGTAGAATCAAAATCTACTGTTGCAGATGATGTAAATAAAGTTGAGCAGAATGTAGAGAACTATTATAGTGAGGCGGGAGTTTCGAAAGCACTTATCTCTTCTGCATCTAGTGGATCTGAATTGAAACTATCTATGAAAGTCGATTCATCGGACATATATAGAATATACAGACAATTAGAAGCCTGGGTTGATTTACAAATGAAATTGCGTAGCTATATATATCCAGATTATCAGTTTGCGTATAATATCATACCAACAACAATTTTTGATGTAAATGACAATATTGATTTACAGCTTAAATTGGCACAAGCATCTGTTGTAAACAAAACAAAACTCGCTGCTTCTAGCGGTATAAATCCAGCCAAGATGTTAGGGAATACTATATTAGAAACATCTATTTTGGGAGATATTTTTAATAGCTGGCAACCATTAAAATCTTCATATACTCAATCAGAAAGTGATTCCGATGAAGGCGGCAGACCAATGATGGACGAAACCGAAATCAGTAAAACCACAGATGTGCAAAGAGGTAACGATTCAAACAAAACAGATAATCGTATCTAAGGAGTTTATATTTTGGAATACTACTATGTTTATAATAGAAAACAAGCTTTGTTTTTCATACAAAATGGCGCAATACCTATTGATATAGGTGTTGGAAAACATCGTGATGTATATCATAAGTTTGTCAGAGATAATTTGGTAGAAAAACTCAATGATAAATGGAGAAATAATAAAGAGTAATAGTTCTGACTATTACTCTTTATTTATTTTGATTTGAAAACGATATGAAGGAGAAAATTTGATATGAAAACTACATATAATAGTTTGAGTAACGAAGATTTTTTACTACGACTACAAAAATATGACGATAGTATACCATTAGAGAAATATAAAGGTATTCATCATTATATGAGGTTCAAATGTAAAAATAATCATATATGGAAAGCACAACCAAATAATATTTTTCATGGTCAACACTGTCCTTACTGTTAGTAACAAAAAAATTTTGGTAGGGTTTAATGATGTTAATACAACCCATCCTAATATATCTAAATTATTTGTTAATGAGTATGACAAAATAACAAATAAAGCAACTTCTAATAATAAAGTAGAAATGAAATGCCCAAATTGTGGAAATGTATCTAATAAAATAATTAAAAATGTATATCTTAGAGGATTTTCTTGTTCATATTGTTCTGATGGTATAAGTTATCCAAATAAGTTTATTAGAAATCTATTTAAACAATTAAATGTTAATGCAGATTTTGAATGGAATCCAGACTGGTTAAAACCATATTATTATGATTGCCATTTTATTCATGATAATAAGGAATATGTTGTTGAAATGGATGGTTCGCTAGGACATGGGAACAAAAATTTTGATGGTTCTAATAATATTATTAATACAGATTATTTAAAAGATAATTTAGCCAAAAAGAAAGATATTGAAATAATTAGAATAGATTGCAATTATCCAAGGTTGCATAATCGCTTTGACCATATTGTAAGTAACATATTAAATAGTAAACTTTCAATTATTTTTGATTTAAGTACAATAAATTTCGAAGCATGTGGTGAATTTGCATTATCTTCTTTTGTGGTAGAATGCGCAAAATTATATGTTAAAGGATTTTCGTCTTTAGAAATACAAAATGAATTAAAATGTTGTGTGTCGTCTGTATATAATTGGTTAAATCAAGCAACAGAAATTGGACTCTGTAAATATTCTAAACTTGAAATGATTCAAAGGTCAAGAAAGAATATATGTAAACCAGTAATGCAATTTTCTCAAGATGATACATTTATAAAATTATATTATTCAATTCAAGAAGCACAAAACAAAACTGGTATTAATAGAGTTTCGATTTCAAATTGTTGTAGAAATATAAAGAAAACTGCTGGAGGTTTTAAGTGGAAATATTACGATCCAAGCCAACCAGATAAATCCAAAATCATAGCATAACCGTATTTGAGAAAGTTGGTGATATTATATATGGGTGAAGTATTGATTTTAGACCAAGTAAAAGCAGATACTCTTCTATCACTTGGTTTTAAATATACAAAAAGAAACATTGATAATAAAGAAGTATTCGTATTTATACAGACGAATGAACTCATGAAGGAACTGAACTCAAAGTTTGAGCAAGGTTCTTTTTTATTGAATTCTAACGTTTGTTTTTGATTTTTATAGGAAGGAGGAAATCAATAATTGAAGTTTAATAAAAATCAGACATTGGGATTTACTTCAAAGTTATCTAATTTTGAAATTGTCAATCAGGAATTTATTAGATGTAAATGTTATATGCTTGCCACTGGTGATAATGTGAATGGTTCTGATATTACATTAGAAGCAGTCCAAAAAGCTATGGCAAGAGGTGAATTTTATAACAAGCCTGTGATCGCCCATTTGTATCAAGATCCAGAAGATAATAATAAATGGAGAGTCGGCGGACATGATTCTAAGTGGATTATTACAAACACTTCATTTGATATTGTGAATGAATGTATCCCATTTGGATGTATACCTGAAAGTGCTAATTTACAGCTAGAAGAAGTTCTTGAGGCTGATGGCGAAACAATGAATACATATCTAACATGCCAGATTATCTTGTGGACTGGTCGGTATAACATTATGGATGCAGCTTATAGTGATGATATTTATTTTAACCAAAGTTGTGAGCTATCAATTAATGAGTATCATTACAAAAACAATGATGTTCTTTCCATAGATGATTTTACTTTTAGTGCGTTATGTTTACTAAATAAATCATCTGATAATTCAAAGAATGTTCGCCCTTGTTTTCCATCTTGTAGAGTTGAGAAAATGAAGGCTTTTTCTATTGATACAGATAAATTCAAACAGAACTTTGAACTGATGTTAGAAAAATTAAAACAATATGAATCAGACGGTACAAGCACTTCTGCTACTGCCTCTGTTCAAAATAACACAACAAATAATAATCCACAAATGGAAGGAGAAAACAAAATGGATTTGACTAAGTTTACCACTCTTCTTTCAGATATTAAATGTGAGGGAAATGACTACATCAAATACGAACTGTTGTCAGTAGATGAATCAAAAATTTATGTGCTTGATAAAGAAAATGGATGCAGAATTTTTTCTGTTGAGTATGTTATGTCAAATGATGATCCAGTCATCAATTGGAAAACAAAGACAGAAGGTGATATTACTTTCACTGAAAAATCTGAAGAAAAAGACTCTAGATTAACAATGATTTATAATGAGTTAAATGAAAGCTTAGCTAAGAAACATGAAGCTTTATTTAACGAAAAACTTGAAGAAAAATTACAAGAAGTGTCACAACAATTTGAAACAAAAAACAAAGAATTACAAACTGAATATGACACACTTAAAACAGCATATTCTATTGCAAAAGAAAAACTTTCTATATATGAAGCTGCAGAAAATGAAAAGGTTAAACAAGATCATATTGAAGCTGTTAAATCAACTCTGGAACGATTTGAAAAGAAAATCGGTAAATCTCCAGAGTTTATTTATTTTAAAGCAAAACTTGGTGATTATGAAACGATTGATATTGAGAAGTTAGATAAAGATCTTACATTAATGTCTGGTGAAATTCTTATTAACTCTAATAAAAATAAGATGTTCTCATATACTCCAACTTCAACCAATGTAAATAAATATAGCACAGAAAATGAACTCACAAGCAGATACGGACATTTGCTTGATGGTTTTGTAGATTAAGGAGGATTTTAAATATGGCAAAACATGGTATTGCTGAATCAACAAAGTTACATGGTTGCATGAATGTTAGTTTCATAGCAACTGAGGATATAGATAATGGTTCTATTGTTGCAAACGGTGGATTAGCTACTGGTTATTCAGATGTATATACTGCTTCTAAGCCAACTAAAGCAGATAAGGTTTATATCGTAATTCATCCTGTGTATGGATATGATGAAAGACTTGCTGAAGAAAAGAATGAAGATAACTATACGAATGAATCAGGTAAGATTTTTAGAACTTATGAACTGAAGACTGATAGAAAATTCAAGGTTTCAAGTAATATGATTAAAGCTATTGACGAGTCAACGCCTGTAAAAACTGGTCAGTATGTGGTTGCTGATGGTACATATAAAATGTCTGCTGTTGTATCTGCTCCAACTGATGCAAATTTCGTAGGTATTATTGAATCTATTGAAGAAACTGGATTTCCTTATTTCGGAAGTTCCAAAGGAGTACAAATTTCTGACAGGGGATATGTATTTGATACAAGAATCTTAAAAGTAAAAATTCGAGTGATTAAAAATGATTAATTCAGAAGGGATAAAATATTATTATGTATAGTAAAGAAGAATTGTTACAGATGAGCACTCTTATAAGAGATGCTGTTACAAATAGGATTGCTACGTTTTCTAATGAAAAAACTGCAAAAAATGTAGATGAAGCAATTAGAAAATTTCATAGTGAAATTTTAGGTGGTGAATTAGATTGGCAGTCTTGGAGAAATAACAAGAATGCCATTTTTACTATTTGGGAAAATGTTTTGAAACCAGAACTCCCAGAAGCATGGAAAACTTCACCATTTTATAAGAAGATGTGCGAAGTAAAAAATGGTGCTATTGGAGAGAAAAACGCATTTGCAGTTAGAGATAAATCATATCTTGCTGCAGCAAAATTTTCTGGCGGTACTTGGGATGTTGAATATCAGAAAATTGGGCGCGCTAAAGATATTGCAATTGATACCGAATGGTCTTATGTAGCATGTTATGAAGAATTAGATAGGTTTCTTAAAGGGTATACTACGATTGTTGAAATGTTGAACGAAGTTCGTGAGGGATTTGCGGTTGATATGGATAACCGTATTGCTACAATATTTAATGGAATGGGTGCATATCTTCCTTCTCAATTTGTTCAGCAGGGAACTTATGATAAAGATACCTTAATTGACATGATCAGACGAGTACGTACTGCTAATAGAAAGAACACCGTTGTTGCAGGATCTCAGAGGGCAGTTAGTAAAATTGCAGAAGGGACTAATGCCAATTGGATCTCTAGTGCCGCAAAAGATGAATTAGCTACCAGCGGCGTAGTTGTAAAGAATACTGGTATTGGATGTGATGCAATTATTATTCCCGATTCTTTTATTCCATTTACATATGAATTTGCTGGTGCTGATGATACTCTTTATGTATTACCTGATGAACAGATTATTAAAATTTTCTATGAAGGTGATGTTCGTTCTAAAGAAGCACATGAAGAAGAGGAACATGACCAGACAATTAGAATTCAATTCCAGCACAAAGTTGGTGTTGAACTTGTAACTTCTGATTTGTTCGGAAAATATACAATTGCATAAGCATAGAAAAACTATTTTGAAGTGGTGGTTTATTATCACCACTTCTTTTATTAAGGAAGTCAAATATGGGAAATAGCAAATATTTTTATTGTTATTCTTATAAATTGATGTGTTTTTTAAAATCTTATGGATTTAGATATGTGTTTAAAGGTAAAAACTCAAACAGTAAATCAACTTATTATGCTTTTAAAAAATCAGTAGATTTAGATAACGTAATCATACTATGGAATACAATAAAATATAAGTTAAAGGAGCATAAAGAATGAATTATAAAGAACTATCTTTAGATGAATTAAAAAAAATTGCTAAAGAAAAAGGAATTATTGTTGGTAATAGTGGACAAGAAAAAATTATAGAAAAACTTAAAAAAAATGACTTAGAGAATAGTATGCAATTATTAATTGATGGTTCAGATATTAAAGGTGATATTTCTAAAGATGAAATTAATAATGATACTATTAGAAATGAATCAAAAAATTCCATAGAAAACACAAAGGGAAATGTAATTGGCGCAATAAATGATATTGTTTCAGATTTGGAAGATTTTGAAGAGTCAGATGAAAAAGATAATTCAATTGAAGACATAGGTATGAATGAAGAAGTTCCTTGTATGAGTATTCAATTTGGTGGAATCGTATACACCTCTCCTATAACTGGTGCAACATATAAATGGCACAAAATAGGTGATGTTGAGTATTTAACAATAAAAGAGTTAACTTCTATGAATAACTCAAAACCAGTATTTCTAAATAGACCGTGGATTATTTTACAGGATATTCGTGCAATAAATAAATTTAGACTTATGTCTAAATATGAAGAAGTTGCAAAGGTCAATCAGTTAAAAAAATTATTCGCAACAGGTGATAATAAGCTTATTGAAAAGACAATTGAAAGTGCACTGAAGTCTGGAATGCGTGAAGTTGTAATTTCTAAAGTACGTACAATGTACAATAATGGTGTTTTAAATAATACTCATATTATAAAACTACTTGAAGACAAATTACGATTTGAAATTGCAAGCAATTAGCAAAGCATACAGGTGACTTATATGGCTAATATTACTACTTTTCGGGAACTAGCAGATTCTGTATTTTTAAAAATTAAAGATTTAGATTTAGCACAGCTTCCAGAAGATTTGGCCTATCAGATTATTAAAAGTTATATAAAATCAGCATGTATCGCATTCCAATCATGCAATAATCAAAATTTATCTGATAGAGATGATGAATTAGAACAATTTAATTTTAAACTTAACGACGTAAACTTTGAAATATTAAGTGAATATATGATCATCAAATGGTTAGATTCTCAAATTCTTACCACTAATAATTTAAAAGCCAGATTATCTTCATCAGATTTTAAATCTTTAAATCTACATAATCAATTATCTAAATTAATAGAACTTCGATCCATGTATAAATCAGAAATTGATCAATTAGCGATTAATAATTCCTATAAAAATTCTAAGCTTTTTCATTTAGTTTCTAGTAGAAAGCGTGTTTAAAGATGAGTTTTCAATTAATGAAAGAACGTATTAAGCAAAGCGGAGTCACTCTTTATCATGAGCAGATCAAAGATGCACAAGATATTCTGAAATATGGTTTTTGTGATGATGTATCATATAATCCAAATATAGTATCTTATAATTCTAATAATGAAATACCTATTAAAATCTATGATCAGAAATTCAGTGCTTCATATGGAGTAACAGCAAAGTATTTAACAATGCATAATAATTTCATAGAACTTGGTCAACTTTTATATGATAATAAAAAAAAAGAATATTGGATGTGTATAGAATCTTATGAAGTATCAGGTATACACAATGAAGGGAAATTGGGAAAATGTAATAGATTTTTGAAGTGGCAAGATAAATATGGAAGTATAAAAGAAATTCCTGCAATTATAACAACAGCATCTAAATATAATAATGGAGAAAATGGAACTGAGATAGTCTATATAGGTTCTGACCAATTAATGATTTTTCTACCATTAAATCAAGATACCATTCAATTAGATAGAAATATTAACTTTTTAATTGATGAAAACAAAAATAATCCAACTGTATACAGAATAACACGCGTTGACACAACTCTTTATACATATATGGGTAAAGGTTTTATTTCTATTATTGTTACAGAATCGCAGTATAAACCTTCTCAAAAAGAAATAGAAATAGGTGTATGTCATTATATAGAAATGGACAACTCTACTCCACCTCCTTTAGATATTGACAATGAAAAGAAAGATTTAATAGCTAATATTTCTGGGAGCAATCAAATAAAAGCAGGTATTCCACGTACTTATTCTGTTAATTTTACTGATAAGAAAAATAATAATATAGACTGGAATAACATAAATTTTTCCTGGAATATAGTATCTAATTTTAATGTTAACTTAGATAAAAGTGGTAATTCAGTTAAATTATTAGTAAATGACGATTCACTTATTGGTGAATCTTTTTTATTACAAATTTATATTGATAATAAATTAATAGAAGAACTTGAAATTTTTATAATTGATGTTATTTAAAAGGTGGTGTTTCATATTTCTAATTTATATGATGCTTCTATGTATAAATACAAAATTATAAATCTTCTTCTAAAAAATAGAGATTTTATTACTGTAATTAATCCTGTTTCAGATTCTAAATGCGAATATTTGGATGATATTGAAATTCTATTAGGTGGAGAATGGATTTACGATGGTGTTAAATGTGTAGAAAGCGGACAAGTATTTGATTATAATTTCGTTGAAGATACAGTCATAAAAGAAAAAACGTTTGTGTTTGTAGAGACAGATATAGATAACGTTAGTAAAAATTTATTTACAAATTTCAACTTGTATGTATGTATCTTTAGTACAAAAGGACAAATTAGAATTACTGATAAAACAACCCCAACAGTAAATCAAATAAAAGATATGGGATACTATGTGGGAACATACGCAAATAGAATTGATATATTATGTGATATTGTAGATAGAATATTAAATGGAACAAATAAAATTAAAGGTATCGGAGAAGTTCAACCAGCAGATCGAGGATATTGTACAATCTACTATCCTAATAATAAATTCTATGGAAAATGTTTAAAATATAAAATAATGAATTATAACGAGGATGATTTCTGTGAAAATTGATAAAGATTTTCTCTATCCATATAATATTTTTAATGAACCTTTTAAATACAACGAGCATATTACTTTATATCCTGTAACCATGAAAGATGTATTAAACTTTCAACCATTATCACAATCAATAATTATAAGAAAAAATAGTACATTCCGTGAAAAAAAAATAGTAAAAATGACATATCTTGATTTTTTAATTTATTGCTTAGGTAATGATGAACTTGAAGAACAATATAATATTACAGGATTATCACAATATTATATTCTTGCGATGTATCTATTAAAATTATGCTGTCCAGATGCAGAGATTACAATCAACGAACAAAATGGATACTATATCATAAATAACGAAATCATAACTCCTCAAATATTTGATGACTTAAGACGAATTATTATTATTCAAAATGATATTGATTTTGATATTGATGATTTTTTAAATTATGATACAGAACAAAGACTATTAAAAGCCCAAAAAGATAATAATAAAAATTTGAAATCAGCAAATATGGAAGATTATATTGATTCATTAGTTATCGCAATGAATATAACTGAGAAGCAGATAATGGATATGACTATCCGTAAATTTTGGAGATATATCAAACGATATCAGTTATATGAAAGTTATAATATAATGAAAACTGGTGAATGTAGCGGAATGATATCTTTTAAAGAACCAATCGAATACTGGATGAATGGTTTTGATGATAATGATGACAAATTTAGTTATCTTAAATCAGACGAACAAAATATGACAAATAAAATAAACAATGCAAACAATTAGAGCAGATTAACTGCTCTTTTTTGTTTATAAATTCTATATAAGAAAGGAAAATTAAATGCCAAATAATTTAGACATACTTAAAAAAGCTAATAGTAAAGCCAAAAACTTCTTAGTTTCTACGGCTGACTTTGCATTATTTTTCAATGAAATGTTAGCTTGTACTGGTACTGTAAACTTAAATACTTCTATCGAAGTAACAATGCAAGAGCAGAATATTAACGCAGGTAAAGGTAATAAATTAGTTTATTCTTACAAATATGGTCGAGAAATGAACATTACTCTTGAAGCAGCTAATTGGGATCTTCGTTACCTGGCTGTAAACCTTGGTAAAGATATTAATGTTAAACTGGATGATGCATATGATATTTACAAATGTGTAACTATTAATGATGGTATTGGTATATTGCCAAATACTCCTATCGGAAATGTTGATGTAGAAATTTCTGCTGATAACGCTATTAACGTTGTTCCAAACGGAAACACTATTGATTTAAAACCATATGGTATTGAATCAGGTACAGTAAATGTTACATATAAGTTTAGAGAAATGAGTCAAACAATTGTTATTGATGCAGAAACTTCTCCTAAAGTATACAAGCTTATTCTTACTGCAGACAAGCACAATAATAAACTTGGAAAAGTTGGTACAGTTGAAATTGAAGTTCCTTCTTTCCAGCCTAGTGGAAATTTTAATATTGAATTTACTCCAGATGGTGTTACATCAACATCAATCGAAGGAAAGGCCCTTGCTGTTGAAGGAGATACCTGTGATTCTGGAAATGCAGTATATGCTTATGTAAGAGAACGAAGTGATGAAGAATACAAAATTATTGTGTCTGAAATAGCTGGAACACCTGGCGTAATCGAATTAGATTCTACAGATAAGACAAAGATTGTCACTATTTCTGTAATTGGTGTGAAAGGTGCAATGTATAGCAATATTGAGCTGGATAATACTGATTGTACGTTTGTCAGCGACACACCTTCCGTTGCAACTGTTGACACAGATGGTATTGTAACTGCAGTATCAGCAGGAACAGCAAAAATTACAATTACTTATGGTGGTATTTCTGATGAAATTGATGTAATCGTTGCCTAATAAAATAAATATGAACAGATAGCTTTTTGCTGTCTGTTCATTATGGAGTGAGAATATGAATAACAAAGAAGAAAATTTGAAAATTGATAATGATGATTTAAGTGTATTAATTAATGATTCTAATACAAGCAAAAAAAACAAAATTTCATCAAATAAAAATTACAAATCGCAGAATTGTAAAGTGATTTCATATGATAAAAACAACAAAACTTTAGATGTGCAATTTAACGGTTATGGGATAAGAATTAAAAACGTGTTAAATTTTGACAATACCGTTACTGAAGTATCTATTCTTTATAAAAGCGAAATTGGTAAACCAGATTTTGAATACAAACTTTAGGTGAAATTATGTGTACAAATGCATATAAACAAATATCTGAACGAACAGGTAAAGAAATGATTTTTTGTAAATTACTTGGTAATGAAGGACTATTATCTCAAATTTGTATATGTCAAAGATTTTGTCAAGAAAAAGATAAGTATGTAGAATCTGATCACCCCAAAAAAATATGTAAAAATTATACTAAATAATTGATACGTACAAGAAGGAAGCATTATGAAAAAAATAAATTTAAACGGAATTACAGCAGAGTCCGTAACAGGCGTATTACTTTTGCTTGTTGCATTAATTAATTCTGTTTTACAATTGGTTGGCATTAACGCCCTTCCTATTGAAAATGAAGAAGTAGCTGCAATTGTATCTAGTATTTTTATTATAGTAACTTCTCTATGGAATACTTGGAAAAATAGAAATCTATCTACAGCAAGTCAACTTGCGCAATCTATCACAGACAGTTTAAAAAATGGAGAAATTCTTGAAGAAGATGTAAGAAATTTAATAAATAAAATTAGAAAGTAGGGATCGAATGAGAATTGCATTAACAGTTGGACACTCTTTATTAAAAAATGGTTCTTACACAAGTGCGGATGGAAAAAAGAACGGAGGATGTAATGAATATGTATGGTGTAAGGCTTTTTCAAAACAACTTGCTAAAAATTTAATAAAAGAAGGACACAAGGTAACTTGCATTATTTGTCCTGAAAAAAAATTTACATCATACAAGCAGGAAAAAGATTATAAATTAAATATAATTAATAATGGTAACTTTGATCTTGTAATAGAACTTCATTTGAATGCAGCAACCCCTTCCGCTGAAGGTACGGAAGTGTTATACAAATCTAATACTGGAAAAAAATATGCTGAACAGATTCAAAAACAGCTTGCTACTCTTTTTAGAGACAGGGGTGTTACACATCGTACGGACTTATATATATTAAACGGTACAAAACCCCCTGCTGTTCTACTGGAAACTTTTTTTTGTACTAATTCATCCGATTATAAAAAGGCAAAAGGTCATATAAACAGAAATAAAATAGCAAAACTTGTAGCAAAAGGAATTCAGAATGCTATTTAGGAAGGATGGATTTGTATGAATGAACGAAATATTAAATTTAACAAATGTTAATTATACATCTTTGTTTGTTTCCATAATTACTATTTTAATTGGTATGAAAGCTACTGTATCTATTTTTGAATGGTTTATTAATAAACTTGGTTTAGAAACAAAATGGATGCGAGAAAAAAGACAAAATCGTGAATTATTATTAAAAACTTCTGAGAATTTAATAAAGTTACATGATCGTCATGAAAAAGATATTGACAAATCAGATAAACGAGATGAAGAAATTTATAATGATATCAAAAAACTTACTCAGATGTTTATTGATAAAGAAATTGACGATATGAGATGGGAAATAAATAGTTTTGCTACAAAAGTAGCAGAAGGAAAACCTTGTAATAAAGATAGCTTTACTCATTGTATTCACATATATAAAAAATACGAAAATATATTAGAGGAAAATAATATGGAAAATGGTGAAGTAGAAATATCTATGGAAATTATAAATGATGCATATAAGCAAAAACTAAAAGATGGTTTTTAATATAAAAGAGCGATTTCATAGCGAAGTCGCTCTTTTATTTAGAGAAGTATCTATATGAATACCAATAAATTGATATAGGTATTCCTTGTACCGTAGTGTCAGAGGTTATTGAACTGACATTATATATAACTAATTTATATGGGTCGCTCCCAGATAAAAGTGGTGGTCAAATCTCCTACCACCACTCTGTTCTATTTAAAAATTTTAGGAGATGAATATAGAAGTATATATTGAAACTTAAAATATTTTTTAGAAAAGGAGATTTAAATATGAAAGAAAATTGCAAAAAATGAAGTATTGAAACTCGTAGACGAAGTCGAGATCCTTGGTCACAAAATTAAAATGTATGGAAGTATTGAATTTCCATGGTTTATTGCAAAAGATGTTGCTGAATGGATTGATTATTCTAAAAGATCAAATGGCACATATCAAACTCAGAACATGGTTAAACATGTAGATGATTTAGAAAAGGCTGTTAAAAGTTTTAACACCCTTGGCGGAATGCAGGAAGCATGGGCATTAACTGAAGACGGTTTATATGAATGTTGTATGAGATCGATAAAACCTATTGCAAAAGATATTAAGAGAGAAATAAAAAAATATCTTAAATCTATTCGTCTTACTGGTGCTGCCATTGAACCTGGATTCTCGGAAACGTGACGAGGTAAAATTGTCAACAGCTTGATTTATAAGGATTTCAGTATAAATCCTCGTCACAATCGAATATTTCATAAACATGACGAGGAATGGCTTGTTTCAGGCATTTATGGGCACCTCGTCACGTAAATCCGAGAATCCAGGATTGAAGATGAAAGAAAAACTGTAGACTATTACTTCTCTTCTTTTTCAGATGATTTAAAGACAAAAATATTCAATGAAATGTATAAGAAAAATCAGGAATTAGAAGAAATGTATAATGATCTATTGAATACTGATGGGTTATATCATATGAATATTGTTGCTAAGGAGTTAAAGATAGGAAGAAATACCATGCTATCTTATCTTAGAGGGAAAGGAATTATGTTTTATCAAGATAATTCAAATGTTCCATATCAGAGATTTATGAACCAAAATTATTCGCTGTTGTAGAGACTATTTGTGCTGATGGTAAATACAGACCTGTTACATATGCTACCAAGAAAGGACTTGATTATATCCGCAAGCTTCTTAGAAAAGATGGATATTATGATACCGTAATCGAATAGATAAAATTACTACTCCACTGTCTATTAATTACAGATGGTGGAGTTTTTATGTAAAGGAAGTAAGATTTATGAAGTTTGTAATAGATAATGAAATCATAGAAAAATATAATCAATACTATTTTTCTCAACATCCAAGAGCTACTAAAAAACAAATTGACAAACCCAGACATCCCTCCATAAATCAGTGGTGTATACTTCCACGAATACAAATGAACGCTTTAAAGCAGAAATGGAAATTGTTTGGCTGTTGGTTTATAGAAGAATTAGGATACGCAAATATGAAATTAGACAGTTTTGATATAATTATAACTGTATTTTTTGATACTAAAAGACGACATGATGTTGATAATCAGGTTCCTAAGTTTCTCTTAGACTCATTTACTGAATCAGGATTTATTGTAGACGATGACGAAAAACATTTACATTCTCTCACATTAAAAACTGGGTATGATAAAGAAAATCCAAGAACTGAAATAGAGGTAATAATTCATGACTGATTTAGAAATTTCAAATTATTTAGCAAAACACAATTATAAAGTAAAACCACAAAATTTCCTTATGGATGTACTAAACACAAGTCCACAGATTATAGATGAAAAATATGATTTTAGAACAAGAATTATGACACTTATAACACCACAAAATACATTTTCATTTGAATGGAATTATTAATTAATACAGGAGAAAATTATATATTATGTTTAATAAAATTAATGAATATATTACATATAAAAGAAATAAGAAAATTGCGAAGAGAGAACTTGCAAAAATGGCTGCTACTACACTACCTGTTATCAGAGAATTTGCTGAACATAAAACTGATATACTTGATTTCATTAAGAATACGGCATTAGCTGCAAAAAATATGGATGGATCTGAATTAGTAAATATGGTTATATATGCTGTTGCAGATATGTTCTCAGTTGATCATGAAAAATTTATTGAAGTCGGCTCGTATCTTGTTAATTTATCGCCAGAAGAAATGCAGAAAATTTTAGTACATTCAATGGTTGAGACTATTGAGAAGGAGTAATTAATATAAGGAGAAAATATGTTTGAGCCAGCTAGAGAAAAAATTATTATAGATGAAAAAAAATCGCAAAAAATTAAAAATGAGATAAAAGATTTAATAAAAAGTTATAATTTATCATTATCTCAAATTCGAGGATTATTTCATAATATTATAAATGAAATAGAGGATACACCGCTTTAATAAGTAATATATTCAATATAAATTATCTAAAATTTTATTACTAATAATTACTTGATAAAATTTATTATTTATTTCTGCAAATTTTCCAACAACTAAATTAATATTATCTAATGAACCTGTTTGATCTTTTAATATATCACTGTTTACTTCAATATATTTTATAGCCAAATCATGAGCTAATTGTTTTGCCTGATTAGTATTCATTTTTATCCCCCCAATGTATCTTAATAGTTATTAATATAACATTTTTAGAAAAATTGTAAATACAGAACATTTATTCGTAACAAACAGAAGAAGAGTCATATATGTCAAAAATAATTAGAAATATGTCAGATTTGCAGTTAGTATTTGAAATTCTAATAGAAAAAGCCGTGAAAAATGCATGCAATAGATTACTAGGAACATTACAAGAATTAATTGATACTGAGTTCTACGATGTATTTTCTCCAGATTATTATCAAAGGACTTATAGCTTCTGGAGATCGGCTGTTACTGAAATGTTAGATAAAACCTGTGGTCAGGTTTTTATGGATGCTTCCGCTATGGATTATGGAGAGTTTTGGTCAGGTGAAATACAATTGCAAGCAGCTAACATTGGCAGTCACGGCGGCTGGATTACTGATTCAACCAAAGAACACAGATTTTGGGATACATTTATTGAGTACTGCGAGAATAATTGCGTACAAATTTTAAAAGAGGAACTTCAAAAACAAAGAATTCCTATAAAATAATTAAACAATATAAAATATACTCTACTCTCCTACTCTATCAGGAGAGATTTTTTAATTTCAAGAATAGATTAGGAGGTAGAAATTTTAATGAACGAATTTTTAATTTTACTTCAAGCAAAATTAGACGAATTAAAATCAAAAGAAAAAATTAATGAAGATATTATAAATATACAAGATAAAATTAATGCTTTAAATTTAAAAGCAAAACTTGATTCAAAATCAATAATTGCAATCAAAAACCAATTAGAAGAAATAGCAAATCAAACGATTAAAATTTCTAATATTAATGCAGATTCAAAGCAGATTAATTCATCTGGCGAAAAAATTGGTCAACAATTAGGGAATAATATCAATAAAAGTTTACAATCAGCTTTGTATGATGTAAAACAGAATATGACCAATATTTTAAATGATCTAAACAGTAAAAAACTTAGTGCTGTAGATTTGTCAAAAATATTTAATTTAGACAGAGCCAGTCTTGATAGTTCTGTTAAAGAAAAGGTACGAGGGTTAACAAAAGAATTAAACCTTCTATCAAAAGAAGTAGTTACCACAAATTCAGAAGGCGCATGGGAAAAAATAGTAACAAATGTATCAGCATTAAATAAAGTGTTAAGCGCATCAGGAATGAGTAGAGATATCTCATCTTTTAAAGAATCTCTTGATATTCTTGATTATTTTCAAAACAAGAAAATTTTCATAGGTAACAAGTCAGATGTATTGTCTAATACGGGTTTAAGTGTTAAAGAATTAAATAATCAATTTAGAAATCTAGGAGTTACTTTTACAACAGTATCAAAAGATTCTATAAAACTTGATTCGATATGGAGTGAACTATTTAATTTTTCACCAAATTTACGCGATATTTCATCATATGGCGATCAGTTAAACACTATAGTAACTCACTTGAAGATTGCAAAAGATGCAAAGTTTGGAGAAAGCAATTTAACACCTGTAAATAGTCAGGATGTGTCAAAAGTATTAGTTGATTGGCTAAGTAATGTTGAAAAACTGCAAAGAAAAATGGAAATGTTTCAACAGGATCAGTCAGAGATTGAACAAAGAATGATACAACAGTCTAATAATTCTACAGAAAAAGTTTTAAATAATGAACGTAAAAAACAAAAAGCATATGAAAATACTGCTAAAGCAAAACAAAAATATGTAGAAAATAGTTCTGTTGTAAAATCACCAAATGATATTATATCATTTGATAATATCATTAATGCTACGGATAAAGCAAATGAGCATTTTCAAAAATTGTTAAAAAATGAAAAGGCTACAGTTTCAACTATAGAACATGTTGACGAAAATAGTAATCTTGATTCTTTCATTGTTAAAATCAGACGAGCAAATGGTGCAGTAGAACAATTAAATTATGAATTAAATGAAACAAAGTTCGAATTTGTTAGTGGAAGTATTAACAATAATGGTATTGAAAAACAATTTAACTCAATTATAGCAAAAGCAGATAGTCTGCAAACCAGATTTAATGAACTAAAAGCTAATTATTCTGATTTAAATGCTCCTGGAGCCATCAAAAATGAAAAACATCTTTTAGAATTATCGAATCAGTATGATATAATCACTAAAGCAATAGAAAATGTAAGAAAATCAGATAATTCAACTTTCTTTTCAATGGTTTCTAATGCACAAAAAGAAATATCAGTATTAAAAATAATTGCGAAGCAATTCAAAAATGCAGAAACAGCCGCATCTTCATTGAGAACAAAAGATGTATCAACTGTTAAAAGTAAATATGCCAGTGATTTAGATGTTTTGATAACAAAAATGAAATCAAATGGATTATATACTAAGGGGTTTCAAAAAGGAGCAAATAATCTTAGGAATATACTAAATAGTATAACAAATGAATCTGACTCTTATGAACTTACTGTATTTCTGAATGGTATTGATAAATTATCTGCTGGTTTTAAACGTGCACAAGCATCAGCAAAAGCATTTAATCAAGAGCAAAAAGTTGGAATAAAAACATCTGGATTAGAAGCGCGCCTTGCAGAAATACAGAGAATCAGTCCTGAAATTGTAAATTTCAAAACACAGATCGGAAATGCAGAAATAACTATTGAAAGTATAATCAAAGACCTGTCAAAAGTAAGTACTAATGACAGTTTTAATGTTGTAAAAGAAAGAGTAGCTGCATTTGAAAATGCTGCAAAGGCTGCTGGCTATACTATTGACGAAGTAAATTTAAAGACAGAATCTCTTGTAAACCAAGTAAATAAAATACAACTAATGTCAAACGGTGGTATTAAAAATGATTATGCTACACAAATTGAAGTTTTATCAGGAAATTTCAGAACACTTGGTTTAACACAAGACGAGGTAAACCAAAAACTTCAAAATATAAATACTGCATTTGACAATTTAAAAAGACGAATTAATCAGCCTTTTGACGAAAGTAACTATGCTGAAATCATCTCACTAAATGATAAATTACAAAAAGAATTAGCAAAATCAGAAAATGAATATAAAAAACTCCAAGCATCTACAAAAGGATATGTTTCTGAACAAAAACGTTTAAATCAGGCTAATACAATTGAAGCATGGAACCAAAAGAATTCAAGAGCAACAAATGAAGTAATTACTAAAAATAATGAATATATTGCTAGTCTTCGTGATTTGAATTCTCAAATGACAAATATGCAGTTTAATAAGATTGTTAACGGATTTAAACAATCCGAGAATGCAATGCGCGGACTTGGAAAGATTGGTTCTTCTCTGAAGGCACAAATGTCACAGGCAATGTCCAGCCTCACTACATATTTTTCTGCAAGTGCAGCTATAATGAAACTTGTTTCCAGTACAAGAACTGCAGTAACTGAACTGAAAGAAGTAGATACTTTTATTACAGAAATTAGCAAAGCAAACAAAGAGCTTACTAAAACAGAATTAAAACAAATTGGGAATAATTCTTTTGGTACTGCTTCTAAATATGGAAAAACTGCCACTGATTACCTATCTGGTGTTCAGGAAGCATCAAGAGCCGGTTATACAAATGCAGAAGAAATTGCAGAACTTTCAACCGCGGCACAAGGGGCTGGTGACATGACAGCCGAACTTGCTAATCAGATGATTATTGCTACGGATAAAGCATATAAATTAGGTGGATCTGCTGAAGAATTAAGAAATGTACTTGATGGTGTAAACTTTATCTCTAATAATAATGCCGTAAATATGACAAATCTATCCGAAGGTATGTCAATAGCTGGTTCTACCGCTGCTTCATTCGGAATTGGTGTAAATGAATTAACATCAGCGTTAGGTACAATGGTTGCGACTACTCAGCAAAGTGGTTCAGAGGTCGCAAGAGCTTTTAAAGCTATTCTCCTTAATATCAGACAAGTATCGGATGAGGAAGAGGGAATTGATGCAGATGGTCTTACGAAATATGAACAAGCATGTAATGCATTAGGTGTATCATTAAAAGAAGTAAAAAATGGTGTGTTACAGCTTCGTGATCCGATGCAAGTGTTAAAAGAGCTTTCCATTGAATATAATAAATTAAGTGAAACTGATATTAAAAGGACAAATCTTCTTAATTCAGTTGGTGGTAAACTTCGTTCTACTCAGTTAGATGCTCTTCTTCGTCAGTGGCCAATGTATGAAAATATGCTTCAGCAGTATGATGAAGGTGTTGGATCAATGGCAATTGAAGCGGAAAAAACAGCTAACTCATGGGAAGGTTCTTTAAAGCGACTTCATAACACATGGGTAAGTACAGTTGGTAATGTTGCAGAATCTAACACAATAATCACAATCATAAATGGTTTCAATAATTTACTATCTGTTATTAATAATGTAACAGATAAACTCGGTTCATTAGGAACCATTGGATTAGGAGCTGGCTTATTTGCTGGCTTGAAAAACGTCGGTATGGCTTAATTATATTAGTTTGCCATTAACACTAATTAAATGTTTGTGAATATGCCGACAGCATAGTTTTTGATTTCTTGTGGCAAAGACAAGAATGTTCTATGCCTATCATGAGATACATGATAGTAAATAAAATATATACTCATTTGTATATAGGTCGATATGGTCTGAATAGACTCTTTGTGAATAATACAAAGACGGGGAATCTTGTGCCCATTATAGAAATATGATGCTAAATGAGATCCGCAGGGAAATCTATCTTTATACTCATTTGTATAATGATGAACCCTCACAGTAATGAAATGGCTACAGACGGTTAGATGAAACGCTGCCGTAAGAATATACATTCGGTACTATGCTGAACGCAACAGTATATTATTCAGTAAAAATCTATCTTTTACTTTTGCGTAGTGGAGCTTACGTTATCTAAGTTGATAGAATGATAACATTATATGAATAAAGAGAGAACGTTTTAAATTATAATAGACTTTTTATTCTAATTATGATACAGTTAAAATATCTATAAAATCATAATTAGGAGGTATTTCTATGCCAAGTGCAGCAGATATAATCAGGGATTCTATAAGTGAATTTTCACGATTACAAAATTGGATGATATTAGCAAAAGAAAATAATGATATGGAAACTTATAATTCAATGCATGACAGATATATTGAATTGAAAGTTACATTGTTGAGTTTGGGTGTTAATCTTGCAGAATTAGACAAAATTCAGGAATAGTTTATCATTAAAATAACCAGACGAAATTTTGCTATATACTAATACGTTCTAGCTAATTAAATTATGTAAAAAGTATATTGACAAAAAACAAAAAATACACTACTCTGATAATAATGAAAAAATATTATTTGGAGGAAACGGAAATGAAAGTGTCAAGCCCCAATAAGCCAGTACAGACAATTACAAATAAGATAAAACGTGGTAATATCTTGTTTACACATAAATTACAACGTCCAGAAGGTGTATGGAACAATAATCAAAAATCTCTGCTAATCGATTCCCTTCTAAGAGGATATTTGATAAATCCAACATACACAGTTCTCGAAGATGGAAAACAATACGTAATTGATGGTGTACAACGTCTTTATAGTGTTTATACATTTATTAATGATGGTTACAAATTATCTAAAAATTTGGAGCCAATTATTATTGATGAAGAAACATATGAAATAGCAAGTAAGAAGTTTTCAAAGTTGGATGAAAAAGTACGTGATGAATTATTATCTGCTCAGTTGCAAGTATGTGAAATTTCTGATTATACAGACAAAGATGTAAGAGAAATGTTTAGAAGATTAAATTCTGGAAAACCATTGAATACCGCACAGAAGATGACACCTGATATGTCAGATGATCTAAGTGATGCTGTATTGAGTATAGTTTCACATCCATTTTTCAAAAAAGTACTTACAGCAGCTAATCTTAAAAGTTCTGTTGATTTATCGGTAGCAATAGAAATTCTTATGTTGAGTGAAATAAGCGATAAATATGATTTTGGATCATTTAGAAGAGACGATCGCCAAAAATTTATTCTGTATTATAATGATCGTGTTGACCAAGAAAAAATTGAAATGATTAAGCAAGGATTAGATAAACTTAATGAAGCATTTACAGACGATGTTAAGATAAATAAAACGACAATTTCATTTATTTGTTATGGAGCTTATCGAATCATAAAAGACAACAAATCATTTGAAAGATTTATAGAATCGGTTAATAATTTCTTGGAGAATTATGAATCGAACAACGAATACAAATCATTTATACAACAAGGTACTTCTTCTGCAGAAAGCGTAAAAGGTAGATTAGAATACTGGAGGAATATCATTAGAGAACTGTAAAGAATATTAAAAAACAACATTTTATAAAATTTATATAAGAACACTCAGTTTAATTCAAAGGTGTTTCACTATGGAAACATGAACATTTAATGCGGAGCGATAGTTTACACTTTCGCTCCTTTAATAATTATATATAAAATAATATTGGAATATACATAACGTAGCAAACAATTATTGTATTTATCAATGTAAAATGATATAATATTTGCAAATAATAATTTTACGGAGATGACATATGATGAATAAGGAAAATTTCAAAAGTACTTTTGCTATCATTCATTTATCAGATTTGCATATTGTGTCGCATAAAAATAATTACTCTACATCATTACATAAAATGATTGACCATATTTGCGACGTAACTAATAATATAGAAAAAATTATTGTGGTTTTTACAGGGGATTTGGTTGAAAAAGGGAATTTTTCTGATACAGAAGAAACTATTTATAAGTTTTTTCGAGATATACATTTAAAATTAGAATCAAAAATAATAGACATAGTTTTTACTCCTGGGAATCATGACAAAAAAAGAGGTTCATTACTGCTTAAAAATTTGAAAGAAGAAGGTGATGAATCATTTTGGGAAAATTTTAAAGAAAAAGAATGGAAATACTTTTCGGATCAATTTAATGATTTCTTACGAATCACTAAAAAAATAAGAAAAGAAATTTTTAAATTTGAAGACTCATTTGATGGTTCCTATGGTATACATAAGGTAGACATTAATAATTACCATATTTGCTTTCTTTGTATTAATTCTTCTTGGTTATGTATGGATGAAAACGATGAAGGTAGGTTAAGAATAGGAAGGTTTCAGTTAGATGATTTAATGTCTCAATATCAGTCTGTTAAAAAAGATATTAACTTAGTAATCGCTTTAATGCATCATCCTACTGATTGGTTAACAAAAGATGAACAGAAATATTTAAACCAATATATGACAGACGAATATCGATTAAACACCAATATTATGTTGCAAGGTCATATTCATGAAAAAGAAACATATAATTGGTATAATCAAAGTCATTCGTTAACAACATTAGTAACAGGTATGGGATGGGATCAGCAAAAAGAAATTAAAGATAACGGACATCGTTATTCATTATATGAAATTAATATGGATAGTTCAATCGTAAGGGTAAATACATTTGTATCTGACAATAATGGTAAATTTAATGAAGATACAGCAGTATATAAAGATAATAATATAATATTTCCTCTGTTTGTACATAAATATTTGGAAATGAATAAACTAAGATTTAAAGATAGCGAATATCCTCTTTTTTATCCAAATTACAATATTGCAGATAATTATGAAACCATTACAAAGGGAGCCAATAATTATTCTATAAGTATAATTAGTCTAATTAAAAATTTTCAATTCGAACGTTTGTGTATAAATGAATACATAAACATTATTAAAAATAAAATTGTATTAAGTTGTAACGATGGAAAAATTAATTGGTCAGAAATAATAAATGAAATAAAGAATATGAAAGATGAACGTATTATATTATTAAAGAAACTTAATAATAATACGAATAAAGGTTTTAATGAAATTATTGATAGATTATGCAATTCCTTAGACTCTGAACTTAATTCAGAAATAGATAAGTCTGTAACAGAAATTTTAAATATGTTAGATGAATCTTGCGAAAAATATTTAAATATAGATGCAAAAGATAAATTTTATAGCTTCATAGGCTCTTTATGTTTTGATTTACAAAAATATATTTTTAAAAAAGATATATTTGATGAAGAATCAGCTATAAGAATCCATTTTCGCATTGTTAATATAAAAAGTGATGAAATAAAATACAAAAAATTATTTACACATTTTATTATTAAAGAAAAAGGAGCAAAAAAACCAAAACCTGTCAAAGATTCGGACTTATCGGATATTATTTATGATGGAAGCATGATAGAAAAAAGTTTTTCAACGGGGAATTCAATGCTGCACTCTTTAAATCCATCAAGTAATACACACAAAAGTAATAATAATTGGATTGACTTCATGACGATTGCACCTAATGATGACTATAATATTTTTAAATTAGATGATGAGATTAAAGTACCTTATTTATCTTTTGGAATTTCTGTTAATAGCATTGGATTACAAACGTTGTTACGCGAATTAACATTTATCGGATTTGAGAAATTACTTTCAAATCTTTTAAAGCATTTTTTCAAAATTATTCCGTTTAATATATCAACTTTGTTAGAAGGAGGCGGACAAAATGAAAATAGATAATTATTATAAACCAATATATTTAGATCGCACGACAGCTATAGCATTATTAGTAAGATTAGAAAATGGCGATATTCCTTACCCTCATTCAAAAAATTGCAGAGAACAATTAGCGTATTTTTTATCATATATTTTAACAGACGAAAATAGGAACGATAAAATTTTATTAATTAATTTTGATGAATTAAGTCAATTTGTAAATGATGTTGATTCTGCATTTACAATTATGCAAAGCTACAGTACTATATAAACACATTATTTTTAAATGTAGGGAAGTATATTATTCATTATAATATTGCTTTAGTTGAATTGTTAAATATTTACTACAGTTTCATCAAAAATGGTTCTGTTTATTTTTCTCAGTAAGATTTTGATAAGCACCTATCTTCTGTTGGTTTTGCAGTTAAAGGTGATAATTGTATCAGATTACAAATAGCAGATGCCCTATCTTCCGCATTATTGCAAAAAGTAAGTAGAACAAAAGATTTTTATAATATTGGAGAAATGTACTGTAAAAAACTATATTGTTATAATACAGATAAACAAGACGTATTAGGCTTAAGAAATATCTTGTAATACTATTGACATCTGTAAGATATAATAGTATAATGATATTATTCTAAGAAATAGCGCGGTCTACAGTCTTAAGATGGATTGATATGACCTATCTAGTATAGTAATCATTTCAATTAAATATCATCAATAGTAGCGAGTGTCTAGCATAGTCTATTCACTCGTTTTTAATTAAATTTCATAGCTATACTCTCTTATTCGTTTAATTGAAAATAATAATACCATTGACACAAAACAATAGATAATGTATGATCTATTATAATAGAAGGTAAGCAGTTGCTGAATGATTATATTAATCATAAAGTATGAAATGCCTATCTTCGTTTAAAAGAGAGTTTTTTCTATGAATCGTACAAACTTATTTTGACCAGTTTGTATTAGTATTCAAAAACACAGGAGCAGGTGGTGTACAACATCTGCTCTTTTATTTTTATTGTTGTTCACAATCATATACACTTGGAACGATGCCACATAATACATCTATTGTATTTTCAATATCATCATTGTTTTCATTATATTCTTTTATTATTTTATTTATTTGTAGACATAATAAATATAGTATATCATCCTTTATATTACTCTTTTGATTTTTACTCAGATCATATCCATCTTCATATTTATTATAAATATCACCGATGGACGATTTAATTGGAACAACATTTGTACTTTGTTTTATATCTAAATCAAATAAAACTCGTACATTTAATTTTTCATTTTCAATACAATTTTGAATAACGCCCTGTATATTTATTGTTTTAAATTTCCACCCTGGAATAATATTTAGTACTTTTTTATTATTTTCTTTTGTTCCAGAAAGAATTATATTGCGGAAATAAATTTCCTTATTCAATGAATACATCCTCCTTAGTAAAATATTTTATTTCTCATTCATTTAATTGGACTAATTATATCAGATTAAACCACATATTTCAACATAAAACTATTCTCCACAAGTAGTTAGCCAATCTCCACAATTGGCAAAATATAATAGAATGATATTCAAAACATTACAAAAAATGGTTTGTAATGTTTTCAATAATACGTTTAAAGAAAGGAATTTTAAAAATGGATATTCAAAACATTACAAATAAAGAAACTGCCATTCAGAACGAACAGCAGTTAAAAACAAAACAAGAAATTATTAATGATATTATAAAAATATTTGCTGATAACGTAATATCTATTTCTGAAGCACATAGTATATTACATGAAACATCTAAAAAGTTAAAGATACAACCTGTTTCAACCATAACTAATGATGTTAAACAGATTTATAGAATGAGAAATACAGGTGAAATAAAATACTAAACACATCATAAATGTATTAATTATTTTCTAGCCATTCAAATCCTCTAAATGTAACATCTGTTATTTCTGCTGAACCCCATGGCATTCGAGGATAATTACTCAATACTAAATTTTCATTGACACAACGAACAATCGCACATGCAACCTCTTCCATTTTATTTTGGTCTTTGTTTGATAAATCTTTTACAATTGATGTTAGTAGAATTGGAGTCATTTGACCAGCATCAAGATCAAATGTTTGATTTTCAATTACATAATTGATAACATCTTTGATTACATTTTTATTGAGTTTCATTAGTTTATCTCGCTTTCGTTTTACCTATAATAATCAATAAGTGCTTGTAATTTTTCATCTTTCGTGTTAAAATTATAAGGATTTTTACCAATCATATTTAATGCTTCATTTAATTCTGATTCTGTAAAATAACTTGCACTGTGGTCACGTAAAAAATTGAATATATCTTCTTTATATCTTGTATTATTTATCATAGTTGCTAAACCCATTATATAACCCCCCTCTTTCATTTAATTTATAAAATTAGTATACTGTATTTATAATAACAATGATAGTCTAAACATATGTTTTGTATACTCTGTATAATAACAAATGAAATTTATTCTATAGTTCATATGTATTGCAAATATGCTTGTTTACATTTAGTTATCATAGTGTTATTATATCTCTGATTCAATTATATGTACTTATGAATAATAAATTTTAGAGGAGTTTAGTAATGACTATTGTAGAAGTAAGAACTAAATTAGAACAAAATTACAACAAACATTATGAAAATGTGAAGACTTTATTTTACAGTGATAAAATGAAAGCTGTAAAATATATTCAAGAGCAGACTGGATGTGATTAAAAAGTTGCTGCTCAAATTGTTGTAGAATGGATGAACAGAAAACCAGTAACATACAATTCACAAAGCAAATCAAACGAAGTTTCAGATTTCATTCAGAAGGACATTCATCAGATTGCATCAGACGTAAGATTTATGAAAAATTTGATAATAATTGGATTGATATTATCTATAATTATTGGCGTTTTAAGTGGATTAGGATTTGCCATTTAATAAAACTGTATTATTAAATTCTTTACTCTTATTGTTCTATTCTGAACTTTCCGACAACTAAATTTTGTTTTATAAAATAAACCATAAATTTATGCAGTCTCCACAACTGCTATACACAGGACTCCACGACCTGTAAAATAAATAGTATGATATTCAAAACATTTAACAGCGATTTAGATAAAATAAAAAGTTTTAATTTAATTGCGGGTAATGAAAATAAAAGAAAAATTTATTGTAAAAATTTTAATAGAGATCTTAATGAAATAAATAATAGTATTCATGAATGTATAATAAGTAAAAACTATGAAAAGTTAAAATTGTGTATAGATTTGAAAATGAAATATGAAAATGAGTTTGTTACATTATAGTAACAAACTCATCTATTTTTAACTCCCTTATAATTGTTTTGAAAATTTTCCTTACACTTTTAGGTGATGTAAATCCATATCTTTTTATTGCATTAATAAAAATATTATAATCCTTATATATTATAGGAAATTTATTTTTAACCAAATTCGTAATGCTTTTAACATTTATATCATTATCATAAAATTTTGATAATATTACTAATTTGCCTGCATAATAAATTTGATGGTCTATATCGTTCAAATAATTACCAAATTTCTTTTCTCTTGATATAACGAATAATGTATCATATATATTATTGAACTCCGAATGCAGAATATTAGGATTTTCTTTATACCCTTTCTCCAACAATCTATTATATACATCACAGTCTAATACAATTGACGATAAACATTCTGATAAAGTTTTATAATTTACATTGATATAATTTATATATGGAAAACCACTATCACTTTGAATACAATGACAAAATTCATGAAGAAACGCATATTCCATATCATACAAAGATTCTTGTTTCTTTATTTCAATTATGTAAGTATTAGGATGATCCATATTAACTCTATTTACTGTATTATTTAAATACACTATAATATCGGTCTTATTAATATTTTTATATTGATAGTTGGTTATTATTTTCTTTGCCTTTTGTGAAAGTGAATCTATAAACTCTTGATTTGTCATTTGTATTCTCTCTTTATAATTGATAAGTAATATTTTATCATATATTGACAAATTAAAATAGACAGAACTTTAGTTCGGATAGTAAATATTATTTTTAGTAATATAAAAAATTTATCAAAAATCACTATTACACTGATTACAATGCCATTGTTTGCCCATCTTTTTACTTGCAAACCCAAAGATACCGACGGACATCAATCTACCTGTTGTTGTGATCTTTTTTGTGTTTGTGCTGTGACAGTATGGACAATTATCTATAAACATCTCCTTATTTTTAGATCATATGTTCTGTATTGTAAAATGCTCACGACTTTGATATGATTATTTTAGTCTATTACAAAAGTTTGGAGATGACATATGAAAAGATTTTTAGAAAATAAAATTGTTAAAATACTTAATACTTATATTAATCCACTTATAATTGGTGGTATTTTTTCTGCAATGGGAAATTGGAATTATAAAAATGATATTTGGTTTAAACAAAAACTTGTCTCATTGATTGCACTATTCCTAATATATGCTTATACATCATATAAATATAGTAAGCTGGATAAAGAAAAAGATTCTGAAATAAAAGATTTAAAAAATAGACTTGACGAAAGAGACAAAGAAATAGAAAACGTTAAAAAACAATATAATGCCAAATTACTATTATCAGAAGAAGAGATAAAAAATTACGATAAAGGAATGAGAGAATTGGCTGCTCTATTTGCTGATTCTCATAGTAGTATAAATCTTTTATCTAAACAAATATTAAAGGGAAATCGAACCTTAGATGTATGGAACTTTAAGAAAGTTGCTACGGGTATTTGTAATGGCATTTACACTCTTTTATGTGAGATCTGCAAACCATATGATGACTTTACTGTTAATATAATGCTCTCTGATATTTCAGCAACTGGTTCTAAAAGAAATATTACAATGATAGCACATAAGGGAAAATATGAAAAATATCCAGATAAATTTGAAGAAAAATTACTTTTAAGTAAAAATAAAACCTTCTATGCGGTTAAAACATATCTCAATAAAGATACTAAAATCAAAATATTAACCACAAAAGAAGAGGTTAATGAAAATTTTGTTTATATAGACGAAGATCACCCAGATTATAGCCAATATGTTGGAATACCTATCGTTTGTTCTGGTAATAAAATCGTTTGTTTACTACAAATTTGTTCCTTTGGGAATAATAAAATAGCTAATAGTAAAACAGAAATATTAGACATTATCACAAAATATATCAATCCTTTCACGCACTATGCGTTATTAGCATATAAGATAGAAAAAGGTTTTATAAGTAGTTTTTCAATATTAGAAAAATTGGAGGAAGAAAAAGTAGATGCTAAAAAAAATAACAAGCAAGCAAATTAATAAGATTTTGCCAGAACAATCAAAAGAAGATGCTATTGCGCAAAGTGAACGGTATAGAATGGAATATGAACAAAGCAGAAAACAAATTGATGAATTTATAACAGAATTGGAACAGCTAAAAATCAGTTTTGGGGAAATAGAAAAGAACGAATAAAAATTTATTCTAACTATTTCATCTTAAAAATTGTTTATACTAAGTTATTGTTAATTTAATAGATATTAGAATAAAAGACATTTTGATTAAGATGTCTTTTATTCTAATATGTTATAATTATAATTTAAAACCTACTCCCGCAGTTCCCACATTTCCATGTTTTACCTGCATCATCAACAGCCCCTACCACCCCAAACGCAGCTGTCTTAACGGCTCTGGTGGTAAGGGTTATCTTGTTTATATTGGTTGAACCGCAGATAGGACACTTAGGGACGTTGTTTACTTTATCTAATACCTTTTGAGTCATTGTTTTGAGTTTTGCCTCTTGTTCCTCTTTGAGTTTGGTTTGTTCGGCTTCTTTTCGTTGATTAAATTCTTGCATTTGATTTTTGCAGTATCTATCACGTTTTGTTAGTTCCTCTTTTTTTAAAGAATGACCTAACTTATTTTCAATCCATTTGATTCTTTGTTCCCCATTCATATTAACAAGTTTTATTCCCTCTATAATACTAACTTTAGTAAATAAATTACCACAAGCTTCACAATTTAATGTGTCATCAAGTGCTATATATCCACAATTAAAGCATACACCTTTAACTCTCATATAATCATTCTCCATTTATCTCTATAATGGGGCTTATTTTATCATATAACTACAAGAACTTCCACAGTTCTTATGTACTACTCCACATAGTACAAAGTAACCATAGTACGATATTCAAAACATTTGATAACGATTTGTACAAATGTATTGAATAGATTTATATTTTACATGTGTTAGATTGAAAAGAAAATTTATTTATAAAATTTTTATATTTTACTGATTGCATATTTCAATAAAATGTGTATAATAAAAGTAAGAGATCTATATTGATTTCTATGCGGTAAGTTTCTACCATGTAAGTGAAACATTAAAATAGCGTGTGAGTCCCCACCAGCAAAAGGGAAATGAAAATAGCGTGTGAGCCTACACCATAAAAAAAGGAATTAAAATAAGGAGCTGGCATTAGTCAGTTCCTTTTATTATACATAGGTGAAAACATGAAGGTATGTAAAATTAAAGAAGATTATATTAAATATTTAAGAACCAAAGAATGTAAAGTTTTAACAAATAAAAATGAGAAACGTCCCTATATTGGAGTTGTATATATAATAAACAATGTAAATTATTACATACCATTATCTTCTCCAAAGCCAAAACACAAAAAGATGAAAAACGCAAAAGATTTCCATAAAATTAAAAATGGCGAATATGGTGTTATAAATTTTAACAAAATGATTCCTGTTAATAAAGAATGTATTATAGATTTTGATTTTAAAGATGAACAGGATGAAAATTATAGGAATCTTTTGCAGAACCAATATAAAGCATTAATTTCTATAGAAAGTGTTGTAATAAGAAAATCTGAAAATTTATATCGTTTGTTTCATACTGATGATTCTGAATTAACAAAAGCAGATATTGCAGTAAAAGAAAGATGCTGTAATTTTGATTTATTAGAGCAAATGTGTAAAGCATATATCGAAAAATAGCTCTTAAATGAGTAGAAAATCAAATATCTTTTATCCCTTTAATGGGTAGAATAAAGAGACATCACAAAGATGTCTCTTTTACATTTTAATTTAGTTTTTTCAAATTTTGAAAGGTTGTGATTAAATTGTAAAAGACTCCTTGGATAGAACTTCTACAACTATGCCGTGAATATGTATTTTCATATAAGCGTTTTGTTTTAGATATTTGATTAACGACAGTGACTTAGAAAAAATTGCAGACTACTATTCTATATAAGCAAAAGTGAAAAAATGTCAGAAAAAGAGACATTTAAAAGGTGTCTCTTATACTTTGAAAAATTATTATAAATAGCAATATTTTAAAATTTATATATCACCAAAAAGAAACTCTGTTGCAATCTTTATCCTACATTGTACAGATTCATTGTCATTAATATTTTTGCCGCAATATTTATAAAATTCATCGTTATGTGTCAATTTAAAAAACCGATCCTTTATATCCAACGGAATATTGTCAATGTTATTTGCAAAAGCCACCATAACAGAATCACATACACCAGAATTTAAACCATTTTTTATGTGGAACGGTCTTCTCCCCAAATTATGATATATAGCTGATACAACAGTTGTAAAAAGATTAGTTTTCTCATCTCTTTCAGTTTCGTCAATATTTCTATGTGCTTCAAAATATAATGTTAGAAATTCATCCATTGGTCTTTTATATTGTTTATAGGTTTCATATAAAGCAAAAAAACGCAGTATTAACTCAATATCACGTTGCCTTTTTCTATCGTTTTCACTAGTAATAAATGATTGCCATTCTTTGTTTTTATTTAAATTAATAAGAAACTCATTAAAATTACCTGCACAAATACAATTTCTAATTTCTTGCTTAGTTAAAGGAGTGCCGCCTGTATTAAGTCTACGAAAAATCTCAAAAATTTTAGGTAAATCACTATCATCGTTTACCTTTACTGTTGTTATTGGCAATGTACGGTTTAATAATTTTCTTTTTATGGAAGGATCAAAACTATCGAATGTTTTATTTTTATAAGGACTATCATCCGCTAACCCAACTAATCTGAATTTAAGAAATTTCTTATTATCTTCATCTACTTCATCAGGCTTTATTGCACCTGTAAAATAAAGTATGCTTTTTGTTCGTTGTTGACCATCTATTATATATTGATATTCACTAGCATCCTTATAAAACATAAGTGCTGGAATTGGTAGGTTTGACAATAAGGATTCTATAAATAGGCTTGCCTGACGTAAAGTCCAAACAAATTTTCTTTGAAAAAATGGGATTTTCAAATCCTCTGTTTTCCATAAGTCAATTAAACTTTTTACATATAAATCTGCACTATTTGGTTGTTCAACATCAGAAATATATTTATTGTCTTCTATTTCTAATTCGTTATTCTCATCTAGCAAATTATCATTGAAATCTATGGAAACTGTGTTTTGCTTTTTATTTGCTGTATATGATACTACCTTTGTATGATTAAGTTGAACATCTCCAGTAAAAGATGGTTCTATCTCCCACATACCTCTTTTAACACTTTTTATAACACCATAATTTTTTAAATATGTCCTCGCCCATGCAAGTTGGTATTCTAATTCACCTCTGCCCAAATTTTTTCCATGCGGTTCGTGAATTACATTATCGGGTAAATTTAAATTTTCAATAATTTTATTATAAATCTCTTCGTTAGTAGCTGAGTTTCCCATTTCTTTTATCGCTTCGTATGTTGGTACAATTAACTCTGTATATGTAGGACTAAGAATTTTCTTCTTTCGTGCCATAGTATGATATCCTCCTAAATATTGGTAAATCTCCTCCTAAATATTGGTAAATCTATTGTATCATTAGTTGTATGTTTTTGATACCCAGAACATATTTTCGTCAAAACCAAGATTACTGAATAGATATTGTAATTGATATATTGTGATATCTATTGAGTAATCTTACTCTATAATATAATGAAAGGATGTGATTAATGAAAATAATTAAGTGGCTCACCAATATTACCATAAAAATACAAGTAATAATTTTTATCAATTTTTATTACTTGTAAATTCGATTCACTGAAACTATCGTGGAACTTTATTTGTTATTAGCAGAAAACAAAAATACCCATGTCTCCACAACACCACGGATATTTTTGCACTACTACTCCCTTGACTATCTCCACAAATGGCCAAAGATGATATTCTATCTCTCAGACATGATGTTGACTTTATCTGAAATACTTATTGAAGTTTTCTTTGGTTTATTTTTATATACTGTACAAACAATAAATAAACTTGAAAACCAAGGTATTTGTTCAATAAGTGTCATAATAATATCAAGCACTTCTTGCATTGCATTCCTCCTTTCTGTAAGAGAGTACTCTCGGAAACTCACAGCCCTTGAAAATACTGTGATTCCATAGTGCCCCGTTTTTTCTTTACCTCCACTTTTCAGTGGATTTTTAACATATTTTCTTTATCTTTAATCAGAAAATTTTCAAATCCCTATTGACAACTCTGCCAGTTTGTGCGGCTGTCTTAATTGCCTATCAGCAATTAAGACAGCCCTTCGATTAAGGAAACAATCACTTTTAACCATAATCGAAGGAGGACACACTTATGTTAAAAAACTGGCAGTCCCATCAGGACTATCTGAATTTCCTGCATGAGGCTAAAATACATTTTGATTCTTCCCAGCGTGTCAGGCTGGCCGGTGAATTTGCCGCTGCCAGGGAAAAACTCCGGCTCCTGAATCTTGACCCTGTCATGGAACTTTTGGAGCCATACTATCCGCCGCTTGGCCGTCCGGCCATAAACCAGCCGCAGATTCTGCGCTCCCTGACACTTATGCTGGACCAGGGCTTTACAAGCATTACTGCCTGGATAGAAAAACTAGGCTCTGACAGCCTGCTGGCTTTTTTAACTGGCTGTACGCCGGGCTCCCTCCCGCCGCTTGGCTCTTATTATGATTTCATTGACCGCCTTTGGCTCCAGGAGAAACATTTCCAAAAATCCCGCAGGAAAGATCTTTTCCCCGCTGATAAAAACACAAAGCCTGCCAATAAACCTGGAAAAGGGAAAAAACTTCCTAACCGCCATCCTGAAATTACAAAAATTATGGCAAAGGAAGCTGTTTCCAGGGATGAATTTCCTTTTTATTACGAAAAGCTTCTCCAGCAGGTATTTTGTGCCGCAGCCGTCACCCCATCCATGCAGCGCGGCCTTATAAATAAGGACGGTGTCACCCTTTCCGGGGACGGGACATGCGTCCATACCCATGCCAGCCCTTACGGGCATAAAGTGTGCGGCTGTCCGGACCATGGACAGAACCGCTGTGGCTGTCCGCGCCATTATTCTGACCCGGATGCCCACTGGGGCTGGGACAGCGACCTTGGGACTTTCTATTTTGGATATACACTGTACATGCTGTCTTACCATGACAGCCAGCTTGGGACCGACCTTCCTTTACATATCCGTTTCCTGGATGCAAGACGCCACGACAGTGTCAGCGGGATTGTCACGCTTAAAGAATTTCGTGACCGGAATCCTGCCATCCCCATCCAAAACATGTGCTTTGATTCCGCCAATGACAACTACCCTACCTATAACCTTTGTAAAACATGGAACATCCGGCCTTTTATCGACCTGAATGCCAACCGCGGCATGCCAAAATCCATTCCAGATGAAATGGTTATCGATAAGGATGGAACGCCCATCTGCCAGGCTGGCCACCGGATGGTATACTGGGGCTATTGCTCCGGCCGCAGCCGGTGCAAATGGCGCTGTCCGCTGGCCTGCCGCAAAGTGGATGCCTGCCCGTGCCGGGATAAATGCTCCAAATCCCCATACGGGCGGTGCGTCTATACAAAACCTGACTGGGATGCGCGCCTTTATCCCCCGGTTGCCAGGGGCACGCGGGAATATAAAAAAATTTATAAAAACCGCACATCCTGTGAACGGGTAAACAACCGCATCCTGAACGATTACCATCTGCATGCCATGGGCATCCACCGAAGAAAAAGATATACTTTTTTTGCAGTAATTGCCGGCATAAACATCCATGTAGACGCATGGATGAAAAAACAAAGCAAAGGATCCACCAGCTAAACGGTATCTACACAATTTAATTACATATATAATTTCTAAAACCATCCTATCGCACAAGGGTGAAGTGCGCCCAAAATTAAGAACTATTCTTGTAAGCAAACCGACTCTTTTGTATATTCCAAACATATACAACCAAATATTCTTTTTTACATAAATTTCAATCAATTATTCAAAAGTTTCCGAGAGTACTCTAAGAAAATAAATATACATAATAGTTGGAAATTAATGCAGAGAATTCTGCTATGAAATTTAAGATTTCCAAGAGGCAATTCACCGTACCTTTCTTACTCTTGGTATGGTTACTGTTTTCAGTTACATTGTAAGAGTGCAACAGTCGCAGTTGCACAATGCGACTTCTTACTATTTTACTGTATCACTTCCTGAATAAAAATAGTAGTTGGAACAAGTGTTTTGTCAATATTACACAACTAATTAGAAATCACTTCCGCAACTGTTACAATGCCACTGTTTAGAATTTCTGCTCAAACTAAACAGTCCAAAAAATGCTGTATGTACTGCTTTTGAAGTTGTTGTTATTTTTTTGGTGTTTGTTGAATGGCAGTATGGACATTCAACCACAGGGGAAGTTGATACTGATATAGGTTCTCCAGGATTATTCTGTTTTCTTCTTGACTCTTGATATGAATTAATTACTTTGTTTGTATTTGGATCAATTTCCTCAGTATTTAAATATGTCATTTTGTGACCACATTTAGGGCATAAGAATTCATCACCTTTATCTGAATCATAATCATATGGTTCAAGACAATCATCACACATATAAGTTACTATCTTCATAAGACAAATACCCCCACATTTTATTATGTTTATAATTATACCGCTGCTATAATTATAATTCAAGTAGATTCTCCACAAATCTACAATATATATGTGTTACTCCACATAACACAAAATAATAATAGTATGATATTCAAAACAATTTACGACGATGCTACGGGAGCAGCGAAAGGTATTTCTATTTTTAATAGTACTTTACATACTATGAAACGAAATATAAAGTCTGGACAAGGTATAATTTATTCCATTTTTAGTGGTGATAAATTAACACAAAATGATGTTAAAGGAATAACAAATTTCGCAAATGCTTTAAAAAATGGTGTCAGTACAAGTAAAGCTTGGTGCGAAAATATGGTGAATTGTTCGGTTGCTGCTAAACAATATACACGGAATGCATTATTAGCAGGACAAAGTGCGGACGAACTAACAAAAGGACTTAAAACAACAACTATAGCTGCAAAAGCAAACATGGCTGTAATGAAAGGTCTTTCAATAGCTGGAAATGTACTTGCAAGCGTTGGTTTATCTCTTATTATATCAAAAGCATTATCATTCATAAATCAAATGATCAGTGCAAATGAAGATTTGTTAAACAGCGCAAAAGAATTATCTTCTGAATTCAAGGAAACAGAATCTTCTATTAATGGGTATAAAGAAAAAATCAAAGAGTTATATGAAACAATAAATGATAATTCTTCTTCCATTAGTGATGTCACACAGGCACGAAAAGATTTAATGGTAGTTCAGGATGAATTAATTAAAAAATTCGGTACTGAAAAAGATACTATTGATATTGTTACACAGGCTATTAATGGACAGGCAGATGCATTAGATTATCTTTCAGAAAGACAATATCAAGAATGGAAAAATAATTTTAATGATAAGACTTTCGGGCAATTTGCTTTAGATTTCTTTTCAAGCGGCAATCTGACAGAAGCATTTTTTAAGTTAACCGAATTTGATTTTCAGGGTGCATGGGATATGCTGAATATGTCAACTGAAAGCAATATAGATAAAATGGTTAACAGTATGCAACATGCTTTTTATGAGATCAAAAAAACTGGCAATCAAACATTAGACGATTTGATTTCTAAAACATTCGATATTTCTCCATCCACCGAAAAATTCATCCTTAAAGGCAATCTTAACGATATATATGAAGATTTACTGGAAATACAAGAATTGTCGAAAAATTTTAAAGTTTCAAATGAATTCGAATCAGACATTACAAGAATTGCGAATGTAATGGATGAAACATTAAAAGCATACAAAGATTCATATAAAACATATATACTATATGAAAAAATATTAGATAATTCTGACAATATTGGATATGATGATAGATTTAATCAGATAAATAAAGCAAAAGAATCATATAACGAAGCTGTCACTTCTGGAGATGAAAAATCTATCAAAGCGGCAGGTGAAAAATATTCTGAAACTTTACAATCAGCAATTTCTTTAGCTTTTAAAAATTCTGACAATGATGTTGCTGATTATTTCAGATCAATGTATCCAGAAATGCAACAGATATTCGGTGAATGGAGCTTTGAATTAGATTTTGAACCAAATACAGACGGATTAAAAGATAAGGTTACTGATGCTTTAGATAAAATCGATGGAAAATCAGATGGTATTACTACATTTTCTTCGGAAGATATTCTGAATTTCAACCCGAATATAGCGACACAGGAACAAATAGATGCTTATAGTGAATTAAAAAAAGTTGCAGATGAGTACAATCTTACTGTTGAAAATTTAATCGCATTACTTGAGAAAATGGGGTTGATAAAATCTGAAAATTATCAACAATTAGTTGATGCATTCGGACAAGAATTAGTTGATACACTAAGTAATGAAGACTTACAATTTGCATTTTCAGTTAGTCGTGATAGCATAAAATCATGGGATGAATTAATTGCGAAAATTAATGAAGCCAAAGAGCAAGCTGCAAAAGAAACAGAAATTACATCTGTTTCAGAGGCATTAACAAAACTTGCAGACCCAGAGGCAATTGATAAGTATAATGAAAAAATATCAACTTTACAGTCATATCTTGAGAAACTTAAAAATGGAACTTTTACTTCTATTGATGAATCTTCTCTTATAAAAGATTTTGGCATTACGGGTGATTCCGTAAAAGAACTTACTGAGAAAATTCAGAATCTTATGAATACTGAATTAAAATCAGTAATTAAACAGATTGATAAGGTAATCAATACTCAAAATTTAGATGAAACAACAAAGAAAGCATTGATTGCTCTGAAAGAGTCTTTGACAGGTGTTAATAAGGAAGCACAAGACTTAAATAATAATCTTTCTTTTAAACTTACAAATAATCCCCTCGCAGACATTCAAAAATTATCCCAAGGCTTAGATCAGTTAGACAAAATATACGCAGACATTCTTGACAAGGAAGATTTCGACTGGTCATCAATATTAAACAATGATGGATTCAAAGAAGCGTTCAGCTCATATACAGAGGAATATGATAATTTCATTAATACGGTATCTAATTCTCCTAACGATATTAATGCGTGTCAGGATGCGTTTAATAAGTTAACAGCGGCATATATCAAAGGTTCTGGTGTACTCAGTGAAGTAACAGAAGCTACAAAAGCTGGAACCGTTGCTATGTTAAAACAGATGGGTGTATCAAATGCAGCTGCGATTGTTGAACAGGCGTTAATCGAAAATGAGAAGATGCTTGAAGCACAAAAATACGCAACTGCACATGGATGTGATGACCTCAGAAAAGCAACTTATGAGGAAATCAATGCACTCATTGCGGAAGGAAAGACATCCGAAGAGGTATTAAAATATCTTGCTAAACTTGCGCTTGAAAAATGGGAGTTAAGCAAAACAGAACTGAAAACACAGGCTGATTGTGATAATCTTTTGAAACTTGCGGTACAGGCTGGCGCAACTACTAAACAGATTAAAAATCTGAAAAATGCAATGGCTGACCTGAATACGTTTGATTATACAAACCCTGTTGGAAGTGCTATAGGAAATGCTACCAGTAATTTCTTTGAAAAAGCTGCTGAAAAGATCCCTGCCATAAAAAAGACGAAACTGTATAAAAACTTTGCAAAAAATAAGAAGAAACAGGATGATGCTCAAAGTGCTGTTAATGACATTGTATCTGGCATTGAAGAAAACTTGCGCAAAGCATTAGAGATTCCTGAATTCAAAGTTGATTTTACAGGCGGCACAACAACCAAAGATACCCGTGAACGTCTTGCGAAAGAGAAAGAAAAGGAAGATAAAAAGAAAGAAGAAACTGCTGAGAACATTGATTTTATTGAAATCAAACTCAATAACCTGATCGACACAGCATCAAAAGCAAAGGATAAAATCAGTGACCTTCTCTCTTTCGGCGCAAAGAAAAAACAGACGCAGAAAGCCATTGAAGCAACAACAAAGGCATTAGAAGCGGAATATAAAGCAATGAAGCAGTATGCTAAATTTGCTGAAACATTCTCTGCGGATGCTGCAAAAGAGACAGTTGAAACTGTTACAGAGGATGTGTCCAATGCTGTAAGTGATGCCGTTTCTAATATTGCAAGCTCTACTGCAGGCGTTGTCAATGATGCAATGCAGTATGTAGGGAAACTTCCTTATATATGGGGCGGCACAAGTTTAACAAACGGTGCGGACTGTTCTGGATTTACACAGCAGTTATACAGAGCATATGGGATTAACCTTGACCGTACGGCACAGGCACAGTATGACCAGAATATCGGCGTAAAAGTAACCAAAGACCAGTTACAGCCTGGAGATATGGTATTCTTTAATGGCTACAAAGGAGCTGGCGGCGTAGGACATGTTGGTATTTATATCGGTGGTGGGCAGTTTGTTCATGAACCTGGAAGCGGGCAGACAGCCAAAGTCTCTTACCTATCAGATCGAAAAGATTTTGTAGGAGGTAAACGTTTTGGCAGTATCAATAACACTCCATCCTCTTCCGCTTCATCGACTGTATCCAACGACACATCTTCAACTACGACAACAACCTATACAAAAGTTGTCCCAGGCATTGACAGTAAGACGCTGGCTCATTATCAGAAACTTGTCCGCGAAGGTTCATTTGACATTGAGACAATCACAAATGAAAAATTAAAGAACGCCATTAAATCGTATCAGGAATGGTACGACAAGATGAAGTCCTGCCGTGATAAGATTGATGAACTGAACAATGATCTAAAAGAACTGTATAAGACAATGGCTCAAATCCCAATCGAAAAGCGGGATAAGAATGTTGAAACTCTGGATACAAGGCTGGATATCTTAAATTCCAAACGTGAAAACATTAGTGCTGTGATTGTCGATCCTAAGAAATACGACTCTACAAAGAAGACACTCAAAAGTTCTAAAACAGACGTTAAAAAGGGACTCAAAGGGTTGCGTACTAAAGCGCAAATGAAATCTGCTGGTCTGGAAAAGACAGATATTGATACAATCAAAAAGCAGATGAAAAATGGTCAGACAATCCCTGCCAAGATTCTGGATAAGATTACAGATGGCGCATTCTATGAACAGTGCAAACAGTATAATGATGCTGTATATGAACACAGTCAGTATGCGAAGACCATGCGAACTGCAGGAGATTCCATTAAGAAATTCAATACCATTTCTGATCAGATACTTTCCGCTGAAAAGTCCAAGACAAAACAGTTTAAGACGGCTTATAATGATGTTTCAAAATCTTATGGTAAGTCTCTTGATAATGTAAAGTCAAAAGGAAATAAGACCAGAAAGGCATTTGGCTCAAAGAAATTTGGTCTTTCGGATGCGGATATCAAGAGAATCAAATCCTGTATCAATGCTGGCAAACAGATACCAACGGATTTAATGGCACAGCTCGAATCTCAGAGTGTATATGACTCTTGTGTGGAATACAACAAAGCGGTCATGGAGAACGAAGCTTTCCGTGAACAGTTAGATAACGCAAGGTTTGACTTACAAAAACAGCAACAGGCAGAAACAGCGGCACGTTTACAGAATAAGACGGAAAAGCATCAGAATATTGCGGATAAGGCATCTGCAAAAATGGAACGTAATGAAGTGCTTGCCGAAAATGCAGATACTCCAAAGAAAAAGAATAAATACCTGAGTCAGAATCTTGATCTTTTGCAAACAGAATACAAACACCTGATTAAGATTGCGGAATTAGAAAACGACAGTGTAAAAGCTGCAAAATTACGCGCTGAACTTGAAAAAGAAACAGCGGATATCATTGAACAGCAGTTTCAGAATATCAGCGATTATTACTCTGCCAGACGTGATAAAATTTCTGACAAAGAGTCATTGCAGGATGTACGGTACGAAAATGCCCAGGTAGATGTCAAGAAAAAGAACGATATTCTGAATGTCAAAACACGGTTCGCTACGGAACGCAATGCAGAATCCGAACAGGAATACACGGACACGGCAAAACTGTTCAACAGCAACCGAACAGATGCAAAGAAGGCTGTAAACAAGGTTAAAAAATTAAGCAGCTCTGACAAAGATAAAATTCTGAAACTGATGGAGTCTAAGGAAGAGATTCCCGAAAGCCTGATGGACAAAGTTGCAAAGCTTGATCCTGACGCATACCAGAAGTTATTAAGTTATAATGACTCTCTTGACTGGCTGGATAAAGCCGCGTTAAACAAAAAGATTTCTAATGAAGAGCTGATAAAGACAAAGCGTGAGAATGAGATTCAAAAACATCAGAATGTTGCAGACCGCGCACAGGATAAGATGGATAAGAATGACGCGCTTAGCGAAATATCTACTTCTGCTTCTGAACAGAATAAATACGAAAAAGAAAATATCAAATATCTTAACACACAGTACAAACACCTGCTTGAAATTGCAAAGCTGCATGAGGATGACGTGGAATATGCACGTCTGGAAGCGGAACAGCAGGCTAAAATTGCAGAAGCTTATAAAGCAATGTTCGATAACGTGCAGACAGAGTTTGAGAATAAAATTTCTTTAATCAGCAATGACATTTCCGATCTTGATAATGAGATAAAGAAAGTTGAAGCGTCTGGAAGACTTGTGGACGCATCTTATTACAACCATAAGATTTCATTTGAAAATGAGTCACTTGCAAAATTAAAAGAGGAAGAAACAAGCCTTGTCGAACAATTGAAAAATATTCAGATGTTCTCTCCTGCCTGGTATGAATGTCAGGATGCGATTCAAAGCGTACAGAATGCGCAGGCTGACTCTCTTTCGAAAGTGAAGGAATATAAAGACGCGATCAATGCAATTGCAGACACCATTCAGAATGACATTGTGGATGCATTTCATGAAGTTACGGACGAAGCGGAATTGTTAATTACTTTGCTGGGCGATGATTTGAGTGATGAAGATACAGGCGCACTTACAAAGGATGGGCTTGCGGTATTGTCGTTATATGTTTCCCAGATGAATATCTGTAAGGATGCAGCTGAATCATTCCATAAAGAAATCAATTCTATGCAGGATGCGTTGGATAGCGGGACATTATCATTTATTGATGCAAATGGCATTCAAAGGGAATACGCTTCTGTATTTGAACTAAAGAAAGCAATCAAAGACTTCTACTCTTCTTATCGAGATGAAATCAAACATGTTTACGATTATGAGTCCAAAATTGTAGACATGATGATTAAGAAATACCAGTCTGAACTGGATTATTTGAAAGAGCTGATTGAAAAGAAAAAAGCGGAACTTGATGCCGAGAAAGATTTACATGATTACGCAAAATCGCTGAAAGAACAGACAGACAATATCAATTCCCTGCGGAAACAGATTGCTGCATTAAAAGGCGATACATCCAAAGAAACAGAGTCACGCATTCAGAAATTACAGTCACAATTGAAAGAAGCGGAATCGTCACTTGATGACCAGGAATATGACCGCTATATCTCAGACCAACAGGATATGCTTGATAACCTCTATGATGAATATGCGAAACTCATAGATGACGTAATGAAGGATCATGACAGGCTTTTGAGAGAAGGTCTGGACTTATTTGCACAGACAGCATCAGACGTACAGGACGTAATCAAAATCACAGCAGAAGAACATGGATATGAAATAACCGCTGAGATGGAAAAGATCATTGCGTCCATTGAAGGCATGGGGCATTTAGACTCCTATCTCGGCGTTGGCGGCACAGTCACACAATCACTAAGCGATATCGTAAATGAAGTTCACAATGCCTATGTTGGTATTACTGCTGAATTCCAGGGATTAAAAGATGCAATTGCATCCATCGGATATCAGGGAAAATATGACACGACTGATACAGATCATACGGATTATTCAATCAATGATTCATCAAGCAACACTGGCAGCGCAAATAACTCAGGAAATACAAACAGCCCTTCGAATATAGATGTCAGTAAATTGCCAAATATGGATTCTACTGGATTGGCAACCAAACGATTCATAGAAGACTTGTTAAGGAACGGAACCAATGCAGATTACGATCCAAAGAAAGCTTCCAGCCTAAACAAATATATTTACGGGAAATATGGAAGCGCGTTGACAGTTGACGAAATGGCGAAGCTGTCTGAGTATCTTGGCTTTAATTACACATCCAAACAGTTGGCGACGGAGAATCCAAATCACTCTAAACGCAAGATGAAAATGCTTGAGAAGTTACAGGCATACGGATTTTCAAACGGCGGCATTGTCCCTGATGACGCGCTGAAGGTTCGGGATTTTGGCATACAGCCTGCTTCTAATGGAGATAACAGGCTGGTTGCATTAAAGCCAAAGGAAAGCGTCTTTAATGAAAAGCAGACAAAGATGATCCAGGAATATGTAAACAAAGGGCCTGATTTTGAATCGCTTAGAAAACTGACTCCTATGCTGGATAAGATGATGAAAATGCCTGAAACACAATTAAGGCCATCAGACACTTCCGTAAAAATAGAATATGATAATGTAAATATCAATCTTCCAAATGTAATGAATTATGAGGATTTTATGTGCAAGATGCAGAAAGACCATGATTTTGAGAAGATGATTAATTATATTGTCAGTAGCCAAATGGGATTTGGAACCCGTTTTGATAAATATTTTGTAAATTACAGGCATTAATATAATCGGCGAGGTGTAAAAGCCTCTCTGATTATATTAATAATAATGTTTATATATAGAAACATATGTTCAGTATGGTATCTTGTCGATTATTGGTATATAATGTCAATTATAAAACAAATATTAATAGCCGGGGAGATAAATAATGATTGCAGGTATAATATGTTATGCTATAATTGGATTAGTGATAGGTGTCATTTTTTCATTACTTTTTATTACATTTGATAGTTCATGGAAGAAAATAATTACATCGCTGATGGGACTTGGAGGAACAACTGGTATTATTTCATATATGAACGACTTTTATGAAATAAAAAATCAGGAAATGAAATTTTGGACAACATCATTTTTATATATTATGTTTTTAATAAGTTTTTTTACAATGATGTTGATAATGTGTAAATTGATTAAAGATAAAGACGATAAAGATATTTTGAGGATCAGAGACATACTGCTTGGGCAAAAATCCTATATAAACAAGTATTATGAAAAACGAGAAAAAGAGATTGATGTACGACTCGGAATACCAATACTTGAAGAAAGGGAAGAAATTGTTCGTCAAAAAGAAATTGCATTAGAAAATAAAGAAAAAAATCTAAAAGAAGAAAAGGAAGAAATTGATAAATTAGGAGAAAATAAATTACGTATCAACATACCTTATAATAATAAAATTGTATTAACAAAAGAGTTATTAGAGTCAATGCCTGAATATATTTATGGATTAGGGAAATTTATTGTTGATTTACAGGTAAATACAGAAACTCAATGTAATACCATACAATCTAAAAGTGATTTTATAACATTCTTATATTTAATTTCTACATTCATAATTAAAGATATTTTTGAAACAAGTTCAGACAGTATTAGAATTCATTTTCGCTATTTTAATGAAATATCTAACTGTTATGAGGCGCTAACAGTTATAAATGGGAAAGAAGTAATAACCAAAAAATTAACACCAATTCCATATAACAATTCATTAATCCAAAAATCTTATGAATGTAAAAGAGCATTAATAAAGAGCGTTAACGCAGATTTTGATTATCAAGCTAATAACTATACTGTGTGGCAGGATTACATGACATATGCTTTTTACAGTTTTACCAAAAATGAAATACCAGTCTTAACATTTGGTATATCTGTTAAGAATAAAACCATTCATAAAAATATTTTCTATTTTCTAAGCTATTTTAATTTAGAGCAATATTTGGAAGATGCATTTGTAAAAATTAATGAAGTTTTCAATTTAATAAATTTGACAAAGAATGGAGGTGAATAAATAATGGCAAAAGTATCGCGGATTGATGCATTTAAAGCTATTACAGAGTCGGTTTCTAAAAATGATACTAAAACAGCTAATGCAATTTTCAGCTTAGTTTCTAAATCTATAGCACAGGATAGAAAAAATAATGAATATACAGAATTTATTGAATTAACAACAAAGCAAAAAAAAATATTCAAAGGTGATTTAAGCAAATTTTTGAATGAGGGTAATGAAGGTATACCAATTAATAAATTATGTAATTAAACATTTTACAAAGGGCAGTCTCCGGGCTGCTCTTTTTTAATACAAAAATTTGGAGGAACATAGAAAATGTTTAATAAAAGAAAAGCTGAGAGAGAATTGCTGTATGCAGAAATTAATAGATTGAAAAAGATTAACAGTAAATTGGCAGATGAAAACAGAAGATTGAGAAGCTCTATGGGGGATATTGAGAAATATCGTGAGAAGTATAAGGAATTAACTGATTCTGTTGAAGTGATAAAGAAACGATACAAAAAACAATTGGATGACTTTGATGGCTTAAGCTTTAGATATAGAAAAGAACTGGAAAAATTTAAAAAATAAATGAATTAAAATGTAAACATGATTTTTGTATGGTATCTTTTCAATACATTTTTACATGAAAATACACTTAGAAAATAGGCGATGGATAGTTTGCAACGCAATTATAATAAATATTATTAAGACTATGAGGTAAAATAATGTTATTAGCAAAAAAATTATTGGAAGCTTTGTCAAATACGGAAAATGAAGAGGATTTTAAGTATGAAAAAGATGACTATGATTTTGTAGAAGTTATGAAATTTTATGAGGAAACACACATGACCAAAAATGAAGTTAATAGTTTTATAAATAGGGCAAGAACACCTGCAACTTTAGTCGTGAGAGATTCAAGAAATAGAATGTCACATAATTGCTACTAATTTTATACATGATGTAAAAATTTTACTACTATTTTTGTGCATATTAACAATAGATTTTAACTGATATTTGTGTATAATATTATATAAGAAATCTTGATGGTTTCTTATACGCTTGCTACTTGGCGTTTCAAAATTAGTAGATTGATAAAAAACACGGGTCATTAGTGTTTGAAATGTATGAATTGAAGAAATACGCTTCTATGTAGCGTTACTAAATGACATAGATAGAGAAGCCTATATATAGGCTTTTTCTATTACAAAGGATAATATGACTGAACATGGTTTATACATAATCAAAAAAGAATATTTAGAATTAGTTAAATCATTAGGAGGGGACTGCGATTATAATAATGGAAATAAACGTCCTATTTATTGCTGTATAAAGGATAATAAAATTGAATATCTGTATTGGGCAATACCAACCAGTGATTTAAAACATAGAACCAATGAACAAAAAATGTATTATGAAAAATGTTTAGAAATGCCTAATGAGGATCTTAGAAGTTGTTATTATCATATTGGAAGAACTACAAAACCAGCATTATATAAAATAAGTTCTTGCTACCCAATAACAGAAAAATATATTGATCATGAATTTATATCTTGTGAAAAACATGTTATTATACGAAGAGCAGAGACTATAAAAGAATTAGAGCGAAAATTGAAACGTATTTTAGCTTTTGAATCAAGAAGACCAAATTACTTTAAACAACATATAACCGAGATTAAAAATTATCTAATTAAAGAGTTAGAAAACTATAAATAAACATATATGTTATAAAAAGAGCAGTTTTAGGATTGTTCTTTTTTTATTAGAAAAAATAAAGTGGGGTGAATATGTGGATGCTACAAATTTTATATTTGATGGGAAAAGTTTAAGTGATTTTGGTTTTATCATATGTGAATTTAATGGAGAAACAAATACTTTCACTCCATCAAATATAACATTCACTACCTTAAAAGTCCCTGATAATGATAGACGAAGATTTTTGTCTTCTAATTATGATGATGTAATTTCATTTGAATTTTCCATTGCTAAATATGAAAGTAAAAAAAATAATTTGCCAATAAACAGTTATGAAGACAGAGCTATGAGAAAATGGCTGTGTCGTGAAGATGGATTTCACGAATTTATCATTGAACAGGATGATTTTTACAATATCTATTATAATGCGCAAATTAATATTACACCTCAAATGGTTGCAGGAAGGATTCGTGGATATAAACTAACTGTAACAACGGATAATGTTTATGGCTACACAGAGCCACTAGAAACTGAATTTGACATAAGCAGCACTTCTCCATATACATTCTTAGCTTTATCGGATAGAGCCGACTACTTCTACCCTATCTGGGAAATAACCCCAAAACAAAATGGCGATCTTCATTTAAAAGTTTTAGAAGACACCAATCAAACAAATGCCATTCTAAAATCTGTTAAGGCAAATAGTAAAATTATTATTAATTCTGAAAATGGAATTATCGAAGGGATTAGTCCTGATAATTTTAACTGGCAATTACCACGTATCATACAAGGTTATGACGAAACTATAAATACAATCACTTCTACCCTACCATGTCATATTAAAATAAAATACAGATTAGCAAGAAAGGCGATGTGTTAAATTAAGACTCCAAAAACAATTATAAGAACCAACCCCATTACTCACCGAATTGATTCTCCTACTTTGTTATTAAAAAAAAGAAATGGTGAAGTAATTGGTAAAATTAATTATATTGATCTTCAGATGTCAATCTCTGGTTCTACATTAGATAATATTAAATTTCATGTATATAAAAATTTAGATAGAAAAGAATGCTCATTTTGGGAAGAAATAATTGATTTAAAGATTATTGATGTTGTTGGATATGGTCAATTTGAAATAAAGTTAAATAAAACTACGAATCAAGATATATTTAAAGAAGTTATTGGACAATCCCTAGAAACAGAACTTACACAAATTCCACTATATGATTTGCATATCAATGATGACGATTATTTTAACTATGGAACACAGCATGAATCAAATTTAGATTCATATGGAAATATTAAACCAATCAAACTTTACAACCCATCTGATCCTCACCATAGTCTTTTACATTTGCTTTTAATGGATAAGGCATGTCATTGGAGCCTGGGTGTTGTCCCACAATATATTACAGTTACAAATAATGGAAATCAAACACAAGAATTAGCAACATCATTTCAGAGAACTTTTACTATTGATAATCAAAATATCTATGATTTTCTAGTAAATGATTTAGCAAATGAAGCGAATTTGGTATATGTTTTTGATACATATAATCGCAGAATAAATATTTATGATAGATATAGTGTAGGAGAAGATACCAATGTATTTATCAATACTAGAAATCTCGCTAATAATATTACTATTGAAGATAATTCAGAAAGTGTAAAAAATTGTTTTCGTGTGGTTGGTGGCGATGATGTAATTACCAATTACTTATCTGCAATTAATCTTACTGGAAATTATATATGGAGATTTAGCAATTTACAATATGATGATATGCCAGAGGGATTAGTGAATGCTATAAAATCATATCAGACATTAAAAAATACTATAAGTGATGAATATTATGGTGGATATGATGTATTTAACCAACTAATTTTAGAAGAAAAACCCACAAATACCATTCTTACTTTTGATGGAAATGTTAATTCATATTCTAATTTACCTTCCCCTAACAATCTTATTGGACATTATTATCATATAAATAATGAAAATAAATACTATGTAAGTAATGGTTCTTCATGGATTATATGTGGAGCATTTACAAGATTGTGTTCAGCATATGATCTTCTATCATATTTAGAACATTCCATGATGCCAAGCGTATTACTTAGAACTACAAATGCTCAAGAACAGTCTGGAAGAATAGAACGTGAATTTGTAAACACACAAGTTGCAGTATCTAATCTTTCAATTCACTCCTCTACTTCATTTACAGGAATTACAAATAGTGTTGTAGCGTATTGTAAGGTTATCATTGATAATCGTTACACCGTAGAATCTGTTGATGATATCACTAGCAATTATCCAAGATATAATGGTAATGTATGGACTGGGAAAATTCATGTTTATAGAACTGCAGATAAGAATGACACAAGAACATTTATTGTTTCTGTTAGAATTAATGATGATGAACTAAACTATGCCAAACAAAAAATATTAAAAGCAATTGCAAAGAATGAAATGGCTGAGGTTGATCAGGATGTTTTAGCATATACTACTTCCGCAGATTATGGAAAATTGGTTATGTATTTTCAAAAATATAGTTTAAATAGACTGAAATCATTCTATGATGGATATGAAAGTTGTCTTTCAATTCTTATGTCTTTTCAATCTTCTGCAAAAGACACATCCGCCTTCAATACTATTTACACAACTTACAGACTACGACGAGATGCTGTATATGAAGTTTATAAAATACGAGAACGAGAAGTTGAAAATCAAAAGCAATTAATAGATCAAATTGAATTAGAAAAAAATGCAATACAAAGTCAAGTTGATTTCAAAACATATCTTGACAATATAAATCCATCCTATTGGAAATTATTTAATTCTTATAGGCGTGAAGATACTTATCAAAATAGCAATTATGTATCTGATGGACTTACTGATGGTCAAATACTTGCAAAATGTAAGGAATTGTTAGATTATGCTAATTATCAATTGAATATGGCTTGTCAGTTACAGCGGACATGCTCTATTTCTCTTAGCAACCTTCTAATAATGGATGAGTTCAAGCCATTCTGGGACAAGTTTCAAATATATAATTATATTCGCATAGCAAATGATAACGAAATACTAAAACTTCGTCTCATGCAAGTAGATATTGATTTTGATCAAATAGAACAATTAAAAATAACTTTCTCAGAAAATATCAGCGGTAATGGTAATATTGTAAATGATATTGGCGATATTATTAAACAAGCTGGTTCAATGGCTTCTTCATATAATTCTATTAAACAACAATCTTCCCAGGGAAATAAAGCGTATAATGAAGTTGGAAAATGGATTGCTGAGGGATTAAATGCGGCAAAAACTACAATTTCTAATTCTGATAATAACGAAGTGACTTATGGAAGTTATGGCATTAATCTGAAAGATATGACTGAGGAAGGTAATTATGGAGATTATCAAACTCGATTAATTGGACAAGGTGTATATTTTACGCAAGATGCATGGAAAACAGTTTCGCTTGCTCTTGGTACTATTTACATTGATGGAAAGAGAACTTCTGGCTTAATTGCGGATAATATAATTGGTAGACTGCTTGCTGGCGAGTCATTGTATATCACAAACGAAAAAGGATCTTTTTTACTCACTGGTGATACAGCCAAATTTACTGATATTACCATCGATTATCAAGATAAAAATGGGAATCGGGTAAAAATTGGTGGTGCATCAGATCGAATATTTTCTATTTCTCATAATGGTAATGAAGTTTTATATTTTAATAATGTATCAAATAAAATGGTTATGACTGGAACTCTTCAAGGATGTGACGGAGATTTTAGTGGAACTCTTAATGCTTGTCATATGTCTGCAAGCACTATAAACGGCAGCACTATAACAGGTAATACTATTTCCAGCAATAGTTTAATTGGTAATACAATTACTGGTGGAAGTATTAAAATTGGAAATAACTTTTCTGTTGATATAAGTGGAAACATGAATGCGACAAATGCAAATTTTACTGGAACAATCCATGCGGGCACCGCAATTTATAGTCCAAGTATTAACGGCGGATCAATTACTGGTACTTCTATTAATGTAAATAATCGTTTTAAAGTTGATTCAAATGGAAATATGAGTGCCACAAATGGTTCTTTTACTGGAACAATTAATGCTGGTACTTCTATAAATTCGCCTAGTATTAATGGTGGAAGTATTAATGGAACCTCTATCAATATTGCAAATAGATTTACCGTTGATTCTTCTGGTAATATGGTTGCATCAAGCGGAACTTTCACAGGAACAGTGTATGCAAACGCAGGATATTTTAAAGGTGATCTTACAGGATGCTGCGGTATTTTTAGTGATAAAGTCATTGGCGCAGATGTGCAAGCAAAAACTTTTAGTCTTTGGAATAATAACTCTGGACAGTATGAAACAGTAATAACCGCAAAAAATAAAACGTCATGGGTCTACAGTAACGTTGGATACAACGCACCAATAGTATATGGGGTATGTGCTAATATTCTTGGAACGGAAATATTCAGAGGTGCTGGAGGAGCATGTATTGATACTAATAGTATATATGTAGATAATATTTATGTGCCTTTTCAAAGAGGAACATCAAATGGCACTACTAATTCAAGAGTTTATTATATGAATGGCAGTGTTGATAATGATGGTGTTCCTTCTGCTGGTTGGGTGAAAGGTTTTACAAGAGTAAAAAATATTAGTATTGGTAACAACGATTATAGGTATTCAAGCGGTAGTTACACTAGTGGAACTGCCATTCTTCGATTTGGAGCTAACGGAAAAGCCGATGATCATTATATGAGTGTTGATGTTCCATCTGTAGAGTATGTTCAAAATTATATACAAGGATATGTAGATGCACATGCTGATACAAGTTCAGATATAAGATTAAAAAACAATATTGAAGATTTAGAAGATATTTCTAATCTTTATATGAAACTTAGACCTGTAAGTTATAAGTACAAAACTGGATTATATTCCTATAAACCAAATAATATAGAGTTTGGTCTGGAAGCAGACAGAGTTGCAGACTTATTCCCATGCGAAAAATATAATATTGCTTGGAAATCCAAAAAGATATTAGATGAAGAACGTTTTTATTGTTCTGATTATGCATATCGTGTTGATTATAAGTCTATTGGAATTATGACAGTCCAAATGGTTCAGAATCATCAAAAACGAATAGAAAAATTTGAACATGAAGAAATGGATTTTAAACATATCATTTTATCTTTACAAGGTGAGAATGCAATATTAAAACAGCGTCTACAAAGATTGGAGGAATTGTTAAATGTTACAAATTAATAAAAGTATTACTGTTACTGGTGTTAGTTCAATGGATGTGGAAGAAAATGGTACTAAAATCAAAAAACAGATTGCTTATATGAATGCTAATATCCCAGACAAGGGAGATTTTAGTATTAATAAATCCATTCAGGATAGAGAACTATTTGATAAATACAGTACTGAGGTTTTTAAAGATTTTAGTGAATTTGAAAAACACGTTTATGAATTATCGAAAGGAATGAACAATGAATAAAATGAATCAAAATGAAAATCAACAAAATTTACTAACAACTAATATTATCATAGAAGATATAAGACATCAACTTTTTAGTATTATTAGTAATAGCGGACTTCCGTCATCCATTCAGGAGTTAATCGCAAAAGATTTCTATATGCAAGTAAGAGACGCTTTTATACAAATATATGAAATGGAAAAAGCAAAATATGAAGAATCAATAAAAGAATCTACTGTAAAATAAAAGTTAGATTCTTTTATTTTTGTGGAAAGGAGGTTCTATTGGGACTTCAAGATAATGTCCAAAGAGTTACGCTAGACTTTAACAATCCAAATATAAAAACCTTACGATTTCATCAATACGATAAGGATGCAAGAAAAATAATCATTACATTCACTAATCTTGGGAAGGTAGTTCCTATTGATGCTTCAACTATAGAAGCTCATGTAAAATGGTTAAAACCAGATGGATATCCCGTTTTTAATGACGCTATAATAAATACAGATGGAACAGTTACCGTAATATGTACCGAACAAATGCTAATTGCTGATGGCATAGGTCATGCAGAAATAATGCTCATTGAAAAATCTACTGAAAAAGTTCTTCACTCTATGCCAGTAAAGGCAGTCATACAAAAATCAGTTTATTGTCACTGCAAATTAACATCCACAGCAGAGTTTGATGCATTGGTTCATATTCTTTTAAAAGTTAAAGAAGCTGAACGAATTATTGAAAAATTCCCAGAATGGGAAGCTGCAGAAAATGCAAGAAAACAAGCAGAATTAGAGCGTGAAAGAGCTGAAAAAGAACGTGAAAAAAATACTGCTATTGCTATTACAAATGCTAATAACGCTGCCAAAAATGCTAATGACGCAGCAGCAAAAGCAAATACAGCTACTATTAACGCCAATAACGCTGCTAATAAAGCGAATACAGCTGCAACGAACGCTAATAATGCTGCTAATAAAGCAAACGCCGCTGCTGTTAATGCTGATGATGCTGCCGATAAAGCAAAAAAAGCTGCACAAGACGCTATAGATGCCACTAAAAATGCTAATGATGCTATTACTAACATGAATAATAAAATTGCAGAAGCAAACGATGTTATAGATAAAGCAAAAAAGGCAATAACTGATATAACTACAACTGAAAACGATATAAAAGAAGCTGAAAAAGATCGCGTCACTGCAGAAGAAAAAAGACAAAAAGAATTTGATGATAAAATCAAAGAAGTAGATCAAATTATTAAAGATAGTGCTGATGCTTTAAAAGACGCTACAGATGCAGTTACAAAAGCTAATGAAGCAAATAAAACTGCTGACGAAGTTATAGAAAAAGTTAAAAAAGCATTAGAATCAATAAATGACGCTACTGGAAAAATGCCTGGTGTATCTACTACTCCACCGGAGGATTTAGATATTGGAGATATATGGTTTGTTGAAAATGAAAGATAAATTTAAGAAAGGAGGTGATGTCTATGGCCTATAAATGGTTAAAAGGTAACAAAACTTATTCGTACACACCAAAAGAATTTCAATGTGATTTTCTAAGTGATATTGGTAAATTACCAACAGCCCATAGAATGGGGGCAAAACAAGAGCATGATACGATAAGTGACGATCCATGTATGCCTGGTTCAGAATGTTTTTGTTTTGAAGATGGCTCAATATGGTTATTAGGAATAGAGACTGATACCTGGATTAAAGTTGGATACAAATTTGGAGGCTCTTCAGGGAATACTGGTTCTGGTGGATCAAATATCACAAGTTATAATCAATTAACCGATATTCCATTAAAAAATCTTGTAGGAAACACTTCCACTCCACTTATTTTATCTAATTTACAACCTGGAATTTATAAAATATTGGGAAACTATTCTGCAACCAATAATTCCAAAAATTTTACTACTGGAACATCTGGAGACATTTTTATTATTTGTAGCGAAAACATTATGCAATTAGCTTCTAATGGAGTTACGATGTTTGATATTAAATCAGATGGTTCATGTGCAACAACTACTTACACAACAAAAGAAGATATATCTAATGAAATCTTAGAAGAATTGAATACTGGTACTTTAAATTTAGAAATTCAAAACATTGTAGATCAAAAGTTATCTTATGCAACGGACGTTGATATAGATAACTTTTTTTAAAACTAATTTTATTAATAAGGAGAAAAAACTTTATGGCAAAGACAAGAGCAAACACAAACGAAAATTCTACTAAACTTATTACTTTAGGCAATCTTTCACGTTATGATCAGAAAATTAAAACAAAAATGGCTGCTGATGATGCAACTACACTGAAATCTGCAAAGGATTATGCTGATAATCTGGCTGATAATTATGATGCAGCTGGTACAGCGGAAACAAAAGTCAATGAACTTGCTAATGGTGCAGTCAAAACAAATACTGACGCTATTGCAATATTAAATGGAAATGATACTGTAGATGGTTCTGTTGATAAAAAGATTAAAGACGCAACTATAACATTGAAAGAAGAGATTTCTGCTTCTGCCTACGATGATACAGAATTAAAAGGTAGAGTAACATCAAATGAGACTGCCATTGCAACACTGATCGGAAGTGGGGAAGGTTCTGTTGATAAAAAAGTTGCTGATGCAGTTGCAAAAATCGTAGCAGACGCACCAGAAGCATACAATACTTTAAAAGAAATTTCTGATTGGATTACATCTCATTCAACAGATGCTATCGAAATGAATAGTCAGATCAATTCCAATAAGACTGATATTGCAACATTAAAAAGTCTTGTAACTCAGTTACCAGAAGGAACGGAAGCTACAACTATTGTTGAATATATCCAGGAAAAAATTGTTAATTTAAAAACAGAATTAACAACTGCAATTGCGACTGCAAAAACAGAAGCTATTACAGAATCTGGAACAAATACTGATGCAAAGATTACAGCAAAAGTTGGAAATATCGGCACAGGTACGGTTAAAGATTATGTAGATACAGCAAAAACACAGGCTGTATCTGAAGCAGGTACAAAAGCAGATAAAGCCTTAGAAGATGCGAAGGCGTATACTGATACACTTGCAGAGAGGGTAACAGAGCTTGAAGGAAAACCTGCATATGAGGAAGCTACAGATTCAGACATTGATTCTTTATTTCCTGATCTGACAGCGTAATTTTAATCTATAAAAGACATATTTCAAGGGCGTATGGTCACTCCATGCGTCCTTATTCAAATGATTTATAGGAGGAATTATAATGGAAGCTGAAATCAAAATTATAACTTTTGAGAAATTGGGAAGGACTATTGAAAATATGAAACGCACATTTGCTCCGATAGAAGTTTCAAAAGAAATAATTAATACAAAAGTATCTATTGAACAACCGACGGATCAGAACATTGGAGACTTATGGTTTATTGAAAGTGAAAGAAACTAATTATAAAGGATGGTGATGATGATTGGCAAATTTAACTAACAAGCCAAATACAATAAAATCAATTGGTAAAAAAGTTGCTGATAATGGAAATGCTTCTGATTATGTGTATGTGCCTATTGGAGCTGATTCTGACAATGTTGACAGACCAGATGGTAGTACTGTAGAGGAGTCTTTAACAGATATTGAAGCTGAAAAAGTTGAAATCATTCCTGTTGAAATTCTCCCTACAAGTAATATTAAAGAATATCCGTTTATTTATGCATTAGTCAAAGCAAATGAAACTAAGGGAATATTATATGAATATAGAGATGGTGAATGGATCCCTTATGGCAATGGATCGAATGAAATCTGGGTAGGAACTAAAGAGGAATGCGCTAAAGATTTTAACAACATTGAAAATGGCACATTCGTAATTATTATTAATAAAAATGAAGGAACTGGTGAAACGCATACTCATGATTATGTTTGTTTTGTAACCAAAGAGCCTACATATTCACAAACTGGAACTAAAACATGTACTTGCTTTTTATGTGGGGAAAGTTATACAGAAGAGATACCTGCGCTTGTTGATTCCATTAATCCAGCTGGTGTTATTAGAATTGGAACCAACGAATATGCAACGTGGAAAGATGTTGTTGAATTTAATAAATATTACAAAGAAAATCAAACTGTTACAATCGAGGCAACTGATAATGAAACTGGCATAAAAGAAATTGCTTATTATTTGGCAACAGCTGCGATTAATACATCTGATATTGCATCAATTAATTGGACGGTATATAATGATGCTTTCGAAATTGCACCAAATAATAATTATATTATATATGCTCGTATTACGGATAATGCAGATAATGTTACATATATTTGTTCTGACGGAATTGTAATGGATAATATTCCGCCAGTGTTTGAAGGATTGGAAGATGGTGGCACATATCCTACTGGCACTGTTTTAAATGTAGAAGAAGGTGCCACTCTAACTGTAAATAATAATGTTGTTGATTTGGTTAATAATACTTATACGTTTACAGAAGCAATGGATAATTGTATATTATCATTGACTGATAAAGCAGGGAATGATAGTAGTAGTATAAGTATTATTATTATTGATACTTCAATAGCTCCATTTGGAGAAGATTCTAATTGGGATTATCTCCTTAATGAAAATGAGGAAACAATTACATTAAAACATCATAATAAATTTGATGAAAAAAATATTATAGTGTATAGTAATTACATAATTAATAATAAAACATATAAAACAGTAATTGCTAATAACGATGAAGATTCAGAAAGTAACTATTTGTTTTCTAATAATTATTTAATTGAAAGTGTATTTTTTAGTAAAGATATCGATTATTCTAAGATTAAAAACGCAAGTTATATGTTTAATAATTGTCAGTATTTAAAATCTGTTAATTTATTTAATTTTAATGCAAATAATGTAGATAATATGGCCAACATGTTTTATAGATGTCCACGTCTAAAAACTGTTATTTTTGGTAATTTTAATACAAGTAATGTAAAAGACATGAGTTATATGTTTAGTGGAAATAGATTGTTAGAACGTCTTGATTTAACTAGTTTTAATACAAGTAACGTAAACAATATGGCTGGAATGTTTAGTGGAAATAGATTGTTAGAACGTCTTGATTTAACTAGTTTTAATACAAGTAATGTAAAAAATATGATTGATATGTTTAGTGATTGTGAAAAACTTGTATCCATTAAAGTATCAAGAAACAATTGGAACCTCTCTCTAGTAGAAGAAAAATATAAGTCTGGTATGTTTGACAATTGTGGTACATCAGAAGTAACATACGTTTGAAATGAACATTTCATGTTATATTTTAGTTTTTCATTTATTCATATAAATGAATTAAGACAAAATTTCTTGAATCTTATTTCTAAATATGTTATATTAAATGAACTAAAGAAAAGTAATCATTCTTAAAAAGGTTTTCTTTCCGACTTAAACTATAAGCCTACCTATACTGGCTAAGTGACAATGTAGGCTAATTTATTTTCGCTTGTTATTCCTATCTATATAGACAAGCGGTGTGATCAGGAAAATACCACCCAAAAGTTACAGACTAAGAACTTGGTATGTATCCATCTGTACCATCTTGTAACACACGATTACTCCATGCTCAAATTATATTAGATATTGTGCTATATTACAATTTCTAAAAATATTAATTTTAAATTTGCATATTGCATTTAAAAGCTACATATGCTATAATTGCTATAGACAAAAGAGATAGCAAGTCCATGAGGACAAAGAATGAAATCCCCGAACCGTGTTGCAGCACAGCCCGGGGATTCTTCTTTACTTTTTAAAGTGGCAAAGCACCCGCCAGGCTATTGGTTGTCCTCTGTATCTTTGCTATCTAACCATTTGTTGATGCGGTGGCTAACCACACCTGCTAAGACAGTAACAAAAAAAGGAGATAGCAACTTCCATGAAAACATCTCCTCCTGTTGCCAGGTATCGGTAGGACAACATAGGTATTATAGCATATCTTATAAATTTCAACAATATTATTTTTAATTTTACAACTAACAATCTTAATAAACTATATTGAAAATATTATGCATTAAAAAAATTGTACAATTGTAAATATTTTTTAATACTGAAAATAACTGAAAGGATAATTTAAACTTATGGAATTTTATATTAAGAAAGACAACAAATTACATTCATTGGGTTCTATTTCCAATGAAAATTTTCAAGAAATTGCGGAAAAAGTAATCGAACTAGAAAATAAGCTAAATCAAATTCAAGCATCTCTGGATCAGTAAATTAAAATTTATAAAAATTGAAAAAATGGCTATCGCAATTCCACTGGCTTTAGACAATTGGTAATTCACTAGGCACCTTTATAAATGTTAGATGTTTTACTTGTTATTCAGAATGGTACATACGAAGTTGATGATTATTGTTGCTGTAATAAAGATACGTATTGTTATTTTTTGCGATAAAAATACAATAGGATCTTATAGAGTTATAAAGAAGATTTCTAAACAAGTGGTAAGAGTAGTATTTAGATAAAAAGATAAGAAAAAATAGTTGTATTTATTATTCAAATAGGGTATATTAAATAATTTAGTATACCCTATTTTTTACGATTTTTATTCTCTCACGGGTTTAATACTCCGCTGCTCGCAGTGTTCAGAAAAAAAAGAAGTCAGGGTTGGACATCATTTTCACTAATTTTTTGAAATACCGATATAATCAAGGAAGTCCAAGGTTTTGAATCTGCTTGAAATATTGTCAAACCAATATAATATTGATATGTAAAATGGTAAAAATTTTAAAGTAAATTCATACAAAGACTGATTTTAGGTGAATTACAAGTAAATTAGCGTATATGGGGTTGGACATCCAGCGTCTTACGGCAGGGTGGTTCATTCCATAATGTTAATTTGTCTGATATAACCTTTGTTTGATGTATACTGAATAGCAAATATATTTGTATACTGGTTAATTTAAAAACTCTACAAATATTGTTTACAGCAATGATACTTTCAGACTCATATAATTCATCTAAATAATCTAAGGACGTTATTATTTCTTTGATATATATATTTCCCATTTTTGTTCCTTCTGGAGTGTTAAACAATAATAAATCACTGAAACTTGTGATACCTGTTCCTACTAAAATAGTTGCCATTTCTTTAAAATATGACAACAACATAGTTCGTAAATTAACATAATATTTTTTATATTTAGATTCTAATATTGTTTGTGCTCTTATAATTGCCTTATTGTCAAAATTTATTAAAAAACATCCTGATATATGACCATTGAAAGACACAATAATATTGATTCTATCTTTTGTTTCTATAAATTCTTTAAAATCATTTATACTTTTACATATAACAGATTTCGGCAGTTTAGTATTGACTGGTATTTCATCATAAATTGTTGAAATTGATGAACACATAGAAGAAATTGCAATATTTGATACTTCTTGTATAACATCTAAAACATAGTCTGGATAACATATTTCTAGTTTAAAGTCTACATTTCGATGATTAACCCCTATGCAATAATTTTCAAATTCATCTGAATAACCAGCAATATCTTTTTTCTTTGGTTTTATTCTTTTATTATCTTTTTTATTATTTTCTAAAACAATAAAAGGTTTATTGTGGTGATTTTTTAAATTTTTTTTATACGATGTATAAAAATTGTAAATCGATTTATCATTCTTATTATTTTTTTCTATATACTGTTTTCCTAAATCATCTATTATTTTTATCATTCCTGTCACTTCTAATAACACTGTAATAGAAAAACAAAGGCAGCAAATTAAAATAAAACCCAAAATTCCTAGACTTTGTAAAGTGGGTTCAAAATCTTTAAAAAAAGCCCCAATTAATGAAAATATAGTAAGTAAAGAAGGAACTGTGAAGCACAAAAATCTTATAATGCAAACTGACCAAAATTTTTTAGACATATTGATCTCCTTTCAAAACTACATTTTTTATTTAATATCATACTATATCCACATTCATTATGTCAAGTCTTTGATAAAATATTTAATTGGATATTTGATAAAAATCAGGCTTATATTTTTTTAAATTAAAAGAATGCCTCATTAAAATTTTTATTTGGCATTCTTTTAATTTAATTATTTCGTATTTTGTTATAATGTTTTATTGCTTCAATCACATAATTTTCTGTATTACTCTCATCTATATCTTCGGGAATAAATTTTCGAATATTTCTAAAATCAAATATTCTCTTTTTTTCTTTTTGTACATATGAACTATTAAGAAGTTTTAATATATAGTCTTTTTTTTCTTCAATTGTTTTTAATTTTTCTTCTTGTATTTGTTTTCTTATTTCTTTAAGTATTTTCTCATTTATTTTGTATTTTTGAAAAGAAGCTAAAAACACATCTTGTATTTCAGGTTCAAAAAAAGCTAATTCGTAACCCGTCGATATCGTTATAATCTTATCATCTACCATATTTTTCGCAAGATCAATGAGATTATTTAATTTTAAATACTTCCCAATCATTCTTCGTGTTAAAGCGTGCTCTTCTCCAATTTTATCTCCAGTATACTTTGGGAACTCAGTTCCCAAAGTTCTTCCTTGATGTTTTTCTGCATCCATCTTAACTTTTATTAAATATGCAAGTTGCATAGGCTTATAATCAGTTCTTTGTCTATGTATTAAATTATCATCAATACAAATGAGTTCCATTTCTTCTTGAGTAATATTATTTTTGAGAATGTATGGAACTTTAACATTTATTTCTTTAGCAATATCTACACGATTATGGCCACTCAAAATCATTAGTTTATCGTCTTTTTTTGTACATATGACAGGAGTAAATATACCATTTAATTTAATTGATTCTTTTAATCTTTCCCGATCTTCTCCATGATGTAAATCTAGCCGAAGTTTTTCATCTTCATATGGAATAAACATATTCGCAGGAGCAGTAAGAATTTCATTTTCTGATTCAAAATGTTCATTTAGTTCCCTAACAATTGATTTAGTAAGGTTATCTTCTGATGATTCTTCATTTAACATTCCAACAAAATCCGTTTCCTGTTCCATAAATTTATTTTTTCTAGCCATTTAAATCCTCCTCATAAATATCAATAATACGTCTTGCTATTTTTTTATAATCTAAAGAAGCATTGTTGAATTTTTCGTATGCTTGTAATGGCATACATAAAGTTTTTACTTCTGCCATTTTTATTGTTTTTCGTACAGTGGAAATAAAAACATCTCCTGGAAGAGCTTCAGTAATTTTTTGCAAATTGGCTAATGCTTTTTTATGTGAATTTGTAGTTTCAAAAATGGTTAATAAAACTCCAATAATATAAGCATGAGATTCTTTATTTCTAGAATCACGTAATTTTTTAAGATCTTGTTCCACAGCTATAATTCCACGGATTGAATTATCATCAGATAGAGTAGGGCATATAACATAATCAGCGGCAATATAAGTCATATTAAGTAACACATTTCTAGCTGGTGGGTTATCTATAATAATAAAATCATATTTATTTAAAAGGATTTCGCACACATCTTTTAATAAATAAATATCATCACGTTCTATGTATATTTGGTCGGCTTTAGACAATATTGGAGAAGCAGGTATTACATCATACCATTGAGTTTTATGTATTGCATCAGATATTTTGCATTCTTGTTGAAAAACTTCATGAATAGAATGTATTGATGATTTTATTCCAGAGTTTCTAGTGGAATCGCATTGTTGATCTAGATCTATAAGTAATGTTCTATATCCTTCATTTGATAGCCAAGCAGAAATCTCAATAGCTGAACTTGTTTTGGCAGTCCCACCTTTTTGAGTACATAAAGCAAATACTTTACCCATTGTATCCCTCATTTCCTATTTATAATAGTATGATTATAGCAAGGCTTTATAGAAAAAGCAATTACTTATTAATGAAATGTAAAAAACAATTTAAACTAAAAATATAGTATTTTTATAATATGAAATAAGAGATTGTTTATATATTTAATAAAACAACATATTTATTTCTTAATTAAAGTATCTAAAAATAGGGATAATTCAACATCACATTGTTATTTTAACGGTGTATTATGTAGAATGTACAATAGTAAATTGTATCTATATGCGATTAAAAGTGTATCTTATAACGTTTAATTATGTAGATATAAATTAAATCTTATAGCGGTGAAAATGTAGAAAGAAAAGATGGAAAAGTATGTTTATAAAGGGAAAAAGTGTAGAAAAATATTTTTAGGATTCTACAAATTATTACGTTAAACAATGGTCAAAGATTTTAAAAAGGATAGGTTAATAAATTTTACGTTATGATTTGTAGAAAAAATATGTAATTAACGTAGTATTATATAGGTAAATAATAAATAGCTTTGAATATTAGACGTTTTATTTTGTAGATAATTATATATTTAACGTAATGATAAGTAGAAAAAGAATAAAAATATTATTTAACGGTGAAATTGTAGTTGACTTTAGCGGTGAAATTGTAGATAATAATATATTATAACGTTGAAATTGTAGAATGCAATAGGAGCTAAAAAAATGCCAAGTAAATATGAAGAGAAAAGTACACCATACAAAGATAATAAATATTCAAAATCAAATTATTTAATATCTGCAAAATATGCGTCAAGTCTTCTTGAAAATAAAATAACTGCAATATCATTAGCTAAAATTCAAAAAAAAGAGTATGTTGAAGATAAAAATGGTAGGATAGTATGCAATATGACAGCTAATGAATTGAGAAAATTATTAAATGCCAATGCAGGTTCTTTTTATTCACAGCTAGAGCCAGTAGCTATCAATATGACTTCTAGGACATTGGGGTTTAGTGATCCAAATAAGAATGGTGGAGTATTCGACTATATTTCAGTTGTGGATAGAGCCAGATACGAAAATGGGACATTTAGTATATTCTACAATTCGGACGTTAAAGAATATCTATCAGATTTTAAGGCAAATTTCACAGTATTGGAGTTGCCTACAATGCTTAAATTTAAAAATGTATACAGTTTTAGACTATACGAGTTATTGTCTAGTAAATCGTACTATAGAAAAGGAATTCCTAAAGAACTGAAAACGCAAGTGTTTAATATAGAATTTAATCTTTCTGAATTAAAATTGGATATGGGAGTTGTGAATGCTGAATTAGACGCTGTCCGGAAAGAGTTAAATAATAAACAAGCACCTAATTTTGACAGGGCAGTAGAAAAATCGCCTGAAAAGAAATTTAATACATGGTATGAATTTAAAAGAAGCGTATTAGATTTAGCGATAAAAGAAATAAATGAAAAAACAGATATGAAGGTTACATTTAGTCCACTAAAGGGCGGAAGAGGAGGAAAGGTATATGGTGTAGAATTTATTGTCGATTTAACGGGTAGAAATGTAGATGCTATAAAAGATGTGATATCATCAAAAGAAAAAATGACAGAAGATGATAAAATTGATTTTATCATTGATGCCAAATGTTTGTTAAAAGGTTTTTCGACAAAAGATGTAAGAACCATATGTAAAGAATCAGGATATGATTTTGAAAAAATAGAGAAAGCATATAATTTATTAATAAAACAAAATGATATTGAAAATGCAACTGGATGGATGTTGTCTTGTTTAAAATTTGGATATGAAGATCATTCTAAAAATGGTGATAAGAATAAAAAGAATAGTTTTAATAATTTTCACCAGAGAACTTATGATTATGAAGAATTAGAAAAACAACTACTAAATGGTGGTAAAAATATATAATAAAGTGAAGTTTTTAGTGCGGTATAAATGTTTCACGAAAAAATAATATAATAAAATATGAAAAAAAATAACCACGTAATACGTGGCAAAAAATAACGGAGATATCCGAAAATTTGTGTGGATGAAAATTATATTTCATTTATTTTAAAAATCATGTGAAAGGAAATGTTTCACGAAAAATGCCTAAAAGTAAAATTATTAGGGTTATACCAGATAGGATATTTTATAAGTTATGGAGGGCAGCTGAATGTGATATTAAAATCTATGAATATATAGATTCCTTTACAAGTTCTTTGTCAGATGATTATATTGATTTTCGTAAGAAGTACAAACTAGATGAATTGCAGGCTATTAAAATGTTAGAAAACATATATAAGGCATCACATTTGAGTGTAAAAGAAATTATAAATGCATCTGGGAAGAAAAAAGCTGACATAGGATATGTATTTTGCATACCAATACGAACACTTGAAGATTGGTGTTCAGGAAAGAATAAATGTCCATCTTATGTAAGACTAATGTTGATAAGAAAATTTGAATTATTAAATTTAGGTAAATATATTTATTTAGAATCTGATAATCATGCTGTTTATAATGCGTATAAGGACAGTAGAGGAGAGCGGAAGAGGACAGGAAATATAGAATTAGAATCTGAAGATGAAAAAGTGAATGATTCGATAGAGCATCGTGCGTTTGATAAAAATGACTATATGATGTCTATGAAAGAATATGAGCAGTTACATGTTCATAATAGTAATAAAGATATACAGGATATTATTACCGCAACTGATTATTTGAGAGACTATATGAAAAAGAAATAAAGAGAATATTTAAGAAAGGAGATAAAAAATGGATGCTATAAAATTGGATGAATATGAAAATAGTAAATATACAATAGATGATATTTATGCATTACCAGATGGAGAAAGAGCAGAATTAATAGATGGTGAAATGCATATGATGGCAGCACCTAGTATGATACATCAGCGATTAGTAATGAAAATCTCTTATCAAATCGAAGATTATATTAGGAATAATAATGGAGAATGTGAAGTTTTCCCAGCTCCATTTGCTGTGTTTCTCAATGCTGATGATAAAACATATTTGGAGCCTGATATATCCGTCATTTGTGATAAAAACAAGCTTGCAGAGGAAGGCTGTAAAGGTGCACCTGACTGGATCATAGAAGTTGTTTCATCTAACAGCAAACAAAGAGATTACATCAAAAAAATGATTAAATATAATATGGCTGGCGTGCGTGAGTACTGGATTGTAGATAATGATAAAGATCGCATTATGGTATATAATTTTGAGCATGATGAAATGGAAGAATACTCGTTTTCTGATAAGATAAAAGCTGGCATATATGAAGATTTCGAACTTGATTTTTCTGGAATAAATATAGGTTAATCCAATATGGTGAGTGGTGGTGTATTATTTTTGGAATGGATAAGAAGATTTATGACAAAAGTTGCGAATGGATTAAATATAATAAAAAAGATGACATCATATGACGTTTTCAGAATCTCAAAACGGATAATTGCACAGTGAGAATATGAAAAACGCATACAGAGCCGATTGAGATTGAAAAAAATGGGGATAAAAAACATCCCCATTTCCTAAATTAACACTTGCAAATGAGCAAGGTATCATTTATAATCAGATTAGGATCAATCATAGGATTTTCGCACGTCCGATGGTTGCCACCGGAAACTTAATAATGTAAATAATTAAGTAGTTGGCTATCCCCTATGCCAGTAGGAGATAGCCGTTTTACTTTTTATGATGGTTGTCGAGATATGATAAAGCTGCAAATATAACTAACAGCAAACAGCAACGTCAAAACTTCTAACGTATCCATATGTACCTCCTTTCCGTTCACGGAAAGTACAACCACCAGACTATCCCTACGCTGTTCTAATCTGACTATGAAAAGTATACCATATTTTGGTTATTATTTCCATAGAATAATAAATTATATATTACATTTGGCAGAAAGAAATGAAAATGTAAAAGTGTAATTCAATAAAAGACTCCTATGATGCTTTATAATTTATATCTTGGGAGTTTTATTATTTGTAGAAATTTAAATGGATAGTTTGATTTTTATAATCTTTTGTAACAGTTCAGATAACCCATTAAACTGTTACGTATCCGGCCCATCGCAAAGCGATTTCTAATGGCCGGATACCACAAAACACTCATCCGTAGAAAACCTGGGTCTGCTAAAAAAGGTGGCGGTTGATCCATCTGCTGCTAGGAAACGATAATCCGGCGGCGTGCCGGGAGAATCCACAGACTCATTGAACTTGTGGAAGACAGCTTCAAGGGTTTCGGGCTTGAGTTTGGCTCTTTGCTGGTTAAAAGCGGAATCCGTAGGCTTGTCAATATCCATGTCAAAAAAATCAAGCAGTTCATTTTTGGTAGCGGAAGAACCTTCCGCAATCAGGAATGTCAGGAGTTTGTCAGCGGGGAATTTTTTACGACGCGTAAAATCCTTATCAGGATGAACCGCGAAGTCTGAGATTGTGGATACGACCGATTGAATCGAAGAGAAGAAAAGGGATTTGATTTTATCGTGGAACATAATGTAAACCTCCTTGAAATTGAAATAATAATGATATTTCCAACTTCAAGGGCCACTCTCGCTACCCTTAAAAGCCAATCAGTAGCGAGAGTGGCCGCACATGTTCCCCTTTTTGTCAACCCATTTGGGCAGATTTTATAAAAATTTAGGTTAGACCCTGTAAGAGAATCTAACCTAATAATTAACTAAATGACATTGCTACCTGAACTGTTACAATCTTTTAATCTTATTCTAATGTTTTCTCAATATTTTGTTGTATTTTTATATATAGTTGTGGTATAGTTGTAATTAACTTGTATACTTACAAGAATAAATTCAACAAATAAGGAGGAACCAGTTATGAGGAAATGCTTTTTAAAGAAAGCACTTGCAAGTATTTTATCTTCGGCTATGATTGTATCTGCAGTACCGCAGGCAGATTTAGCAACTATATCTGCAGCAAAGAAAAATGTAGGTCTTAACACTACTTTCAAAACCTTGAAAGTAGGCAAAAGTTACAAATTAAAATTGAAAAATAATTCGATTAATTGGAAAATCCAAAAAATATCAACTACAAATAAAAAAATTTGTACCGTTTACAAAAAGAAGTCGACATCCGTTTTATTAAAAGGCAAAAATGTAGGACGGGCTACAATTAAGGTAAAAATTAAAACCAGTAAAAGAAGGAAATATAACAAGAAAATATTAAAATGTAGGGTTAAAGTTGTACCAAAAAAGTATGCGACTATCCCAGAACCGCAGCCCGATCAAGTTCCAGAACAAATAACTACATATAATGTAATATTTAATACAAATGGCGGGAGTTTAATTTCAGGACAAACAGTTGAAAGTGGGAAAACGATTGTAAAACCTAATGATCCTACAAAGCAAGGATATGTATTTAAAGGATGGTATAGCGACTTAAATCTTGAAAAAGCTTATGATTTTTCAAGCACCGTTTCAGATAACATAACATTATATGCAAAATGGAATAATGCATATATAGTAAAATTTCAAACGAATGGTGGAAATCGAATTGAAAACCAAGTTATAGAAAATGGAGATAAGGTTGCAAGACCAATTAATCCTACACGCCCAAGGTCAACATTTGTTGATTGGTTTAGTGATAGTCAATTAAAAGAAAAGTATGATTTTTCTAATCCAGTTACAAAAGATATAACTATTTACGCAAAATGGCAAGTAGAAAATAATTATCAACCTAATTGGGATTATACTGGAGGAAATGGTACGGGAAATAATACAGGAAATAATCATGTGACCCAAGTTAAATATACGATTAAATTTGATTCAAATGGTGGAAGTGAAATCGAAGACCAGATTGTTGAAGGTGGTAACAATACTATAAAGCCAAATGATCCAATAAAAGAAGGATATGTTTTTGATGGTTGGTATATTGATAAAGATTTGGAAATTGTATATGATTTTAAAACTGCTGTTAAAGAAAATATAACATTATATGCAAAGTGGAATGCTATATCACCAAAAAAATATACAATAAAATTCAATACAAATGGTGGAAGCATTATTGAAGATCAAATTATAGAAAATGCAAATACCGCAATCAAACCAGATGATCCAACAAAAGAAGGATGTGTCTTTAGTGGATGGTACATAGATGAGGAATTTAGTATAAAATTTGATTTTTCAGAAATAATCTCAAATAATATTACATTATATGCAAAATGGGATGAAAATAATGATAATCTTAATGATAACAGAATAGATTTGGGTGATATTGAGCATTTAAATGATCGAGGTATTATTGATGTCATGTATGATGAAACTGGAAATATTAGCATGATAGATGGAAAGTTTACAAATGAAAAAGTCAACTCTACATCAGATGCGGCTAAGATATTTAATCTTGCTTCTGACATATTTAACCCAAAGAATGATAATTATCAGCATGATTTTTATGTAGAAGAATCAGAAATAACATCTCAAGAAATTAATGATTCTAATATGTTAGACCATTCAAAAGAAACGTTTTATAGATACAGTCCTAAAATTGAAAATATTCCTGTATTAGGAAGTCAAATTATATTAACAACAAAAGATAATGGCGAAGCAAGCGGAATTTTTAGTACATATGATGATAGGATTCAAAATGTTAATATTTATCCATCAATAAATAGTGGTATTGCAAAAGAAAACGTGTTTAATTTATTGATTGATGATGAAATTAAAGATAGCATAAACAATGGCAATATTAATAAAGATGATTTATATAATTTGTTTGATATCACATCTGAGCTTATAATTTATGCGAATGATAAAAGAGAAAGCCCAATTTTAGCATATGAAGTTAGGATTAATGGAATAGATGATATAAATAATATTTATTATATACATGCTAATGGATCAAACGCAGGACAAGTGATAGATGTTATTTCTGAAAATCAAGATATACAAATGGATATATCTTCAGAAGACATGTTGGATCAGCAACGTACATTTAAGGCAGAATTTAATAATAATAAGTATTTTCTAATGGATAGTGGTAGAAATATACACACATATAAATCTGATAGAACAACTAGGAAAAAGTATTGGTTATTTGGTGATGATATTGTGGAATATAAAATACCTGGAACCATATTTACCGCAGATAACCAAGAGAATATTGAGAAAGCTGCGGTATCCGCTCATGCAAATATGTCAGTTGTTTATGATTATTATAAAAATGTTCTTAACCGTAATTCTTTTGACAATAATAACAAAAAAATTATTATTACATATAATTATTATACTGATAAAGAAAACGAACGAGGTGAAAATGCTTTTTGGAGTAATAGCAAAAAACAATTCATTTTTCAAAGTGCAACAGATGGGAATGAAAGTATTTATCAAAAGGCAATTGATGCTATGGGTCATGAATATACTCATGCTGTAATTAACTCTGTAGTTGGAGGGTGGCTTGACAAAGGTTTACATTATAAAGGAGAAACTGGTGCCCTAAATGAATCATATGCGGATATTATGGGTTCGTTAATTGAAAATAAAGAGGGTAATGATAGATGGTTAATTGGAGAAGATGCTAGAGCATTAAGAAATATGTCAGATCCATCTCAATTTAGACAGCCAGAACATTATGACAATTTTGATAAAAATTACAAAGATGATAATGGTGGGGTTCATCGTTATAGTGGTATTTTTAATTTTGCGGCATATAAGATGATGAGCGATAGAAGGAATAGTAATGTATCGAAAGAAACGTGGGCTAAAATATATTATAATTCATTACATCGTTTGTCAACTGACGCTAAGTTCTTAGATGCACGAGCTGCTATTCTTGCAACAGCAAAGTCGTATGGTTTTACAAACGAACAACAAGAAGCGATAAAAAAAGCATTTGATGATGTAGGAATTACAGAGCCAGAATCGATTAGAATTGTCTTAACATGGGGAGCCGAACCTAGAGATTTAGATTCACATCTTGTAGGGCCAGGAATAGGATTGTTTAGTCAAAGATTTCATATATATTTTGGCGAAAAAAATTATTATAAGAATGGCTCATATAGTGCAGATTCTAAAGATTATGCAGCAGATCTTGACTATGATGATACAACTTCTTTTGGGCCTGAAATAACTACAATACATTCATTGACTCCAGGGGATTATTATTTTTACGTACATGACTATACAAATGGATCTAGTACGGATTCTAAAGAGATGGCAAATTCTAATGCTCAAGTAAAAATTTATTACAATGACAGTCATAATCTTCAGCAGACTTTTAATGTTGATAAAAATAGTTCGGGTACATATTGGAATGTTTTTAAATTAACAATTGATAACGATAAAAATATTTCAGTTTCAGAAATAAATACATATTCTTCTAATGCAAGTTATGATTAAGTAGAAGTAAACAGTAGATAGTGGATACCTATACAAAAATGGAGCAATCCTGTATGATAATAACAGATTTGCTCCATCCTTTATTTTACTTCATATTTATTAGATTTCCGGCAATGCTCCGGCAGGTTCGGAGACCATGGGAGCAGGTCACTGTGATTTCAATTAGTTTGATGAAAATGATTAACTATAGAAAAAATAAATCAAATTATATTCTAAAGGTTAACTATTCGCAAAAGGATAGTTTTGCGAATAGTGGTGAATTATTTATATACTTTATTAATTTTTATGTCGTTTAAGCAATGGTATATGGTGCATTTTTCGCCAGTTGTTAATAAAATTTAAAGGTCTATAATTATTTGCTATTATTCTATCAAATTTCCTTTGTTCTTTTTTATTAATCTTTAGAGATATGGATTTTTCTTGTAATATTGATTTATCAATCAATATTTTATCATCAGAATTATTATCGTCTATTTCTAAATTCATATTTGTAACTTCACCAATTTGTTGATAATCACCATTTCCCATTTTCCAGAAAAGTTTCGTTTTATTATCATTGTTTGTAGGCAATTTAATTCTCCTTAATTACATTTGTGTTCTTTCTCATTTTCTAATTGTATTTTCACGTTTGTTTCTTTCTCTTTTTTGTCACAGGATATTCGTTGACCATAAATATAATCACGATCTTTTATTTTGCAGTGTATAATTATTTTTGCTCGATTAGTTTCATTTAAAATACTGTAAATGCAATTTTCGCATTCACTTGTTAATATCATCTTATCTTTCATGTTATATACTATTATTTTATACTTTCTTTATTTTACATTTTCTTAGTTGTCTTTCAATACTTTTATTAATTATTTGTAGTATGTCATCAAAATTACCATATTCGTGATTGTAAAAGGGAATATAATAATTTCCTTTTAGATCATAAACGTCTATAAAAATAGAACCGTCTGTTGTATCAACAGTAATTTCGCCTTCTATAGAAGCATGTGAATTGTATTTAACAGCAGGGAAACGTATAGAATAACAACTTCTGTCGGCGTTACCAAATTCTTTATTGTAATGGAATCCTAAGCATTTTAAGTTTTTAGTAGAAAAGTCTTTTATTACATATGTATTATTTAAAATATTCTTCAATATAGATGATCCTTTCTTGTATAGAAATATATTCTTAGTAATGTTATATCTTATGCTATTTGTCAATAAGATTTATGATTTCATCAATAATAAGTAAAGTATGAAGTGCACTTTGAGTTGTAATATTAACAAAATCTTTTATAGAAAATTCATATTCTTCTTTTTCTATTTTAGAATCATTGTTTGTCAATTTTATATTTCTATGTTTTTTATTCATTATTAATCTCCGTAAATTAGCAATCTCAATTATATAAAAGTATTTATACAATAGAGATTACTAGAAAGTATTTTTAATTAATCAGTACTGCCAAATCCACCAGTTCTTTTCGTGGTGCAATTGTCGTCTGCTGTAATATAATAATTTTGAATTATTCCTTGGCAAAATGCTTTTCCTTGATCAAGAGTTAATTCATAGTAGCCATCGTTTACCATTTTGACAAGAATGTGTCCTTCTTTTTCAGATGTGGAATAATCAGCATCAATAATGCCAGTTGAATTTGCTATTACAAATCTGTATTTAGTACCAAGACCACTACGGGGATATAACTTTAACATTTTATCAGCTGGCATATTTATACATTTAATACCTGTTGGTATTACCATTTCACTATCTACACAAAAAATAACATCCATAGGTATAAAGAAATCATATCCTGCAGACTTTTTGGTACTACGTTGCGGAAGTTTTATTTTTTTATATATATTTTCAATATACTCAATATTTTTTTCATCTTCTGGGAAAGAGTTAATCCAGTCTTTTTTAAATTGATCGAAAGATACTTTTTCGAATTTTGCACTTGTTCTGTTACTTTGATTAATAATATTTATATCCAAATTCTTTTCCATAATGTTTAATTCCTTTCTATATACATTTCTAAACTCAGTATAAAATACTGATTGTCCTATTATTTAACTTCAACAATCCTTTTGTATTCTTCTCTCTTTTTGATTTCAGAAAAGAACAATTTTCTTGCCCGACTTTTATCAATGCATTAATATCCGACCTTGTATTCTTTTTCATCAGATTTTGTATAATAAACATCAAATAATTTCTCCATATTTACTGCTCTTTTTTATTCAAAAGATTTCGCTTATCAACATATAAAACGCTTTTCTTTTTTATGCTCTCATTCTTCTTTGTCTGTGCTGATTGAAAGCGTATATATTTCAATGAATGAGGGAGAATTTTTGTTATAACTATTAATCATTAAAAATTGAATTTTTTAACTCCGATATCTCTTAATTGCTCGATGAATTTCTATGTATATGCAAATAATGTAACACAATAATAAAGCCTAATGCTTTTTAGACTCGTGTATTATGTAATAAAGTTTAATATCTTGGTATTTCTCTTTTCTCTCTCACGATAAATGCAGTAAACTATTTTATGTCGTATATGTGCATTCATGCCTCATAGTTTCGCATAGACTTCTTTTGTTCGTCCGTAGCTTTTTCTCCAATTTCAACAAGTAAATATTCTCCTTCTGAAACTTCCCCATCCTCACATAAACCATCCCAGTTAATTTCATCTTTTACAGCATCTGGAGCTTCTCTGTCAGTTAAATCCTGTTGTTCTGCAGTGAATCCAAGAGGGCAAGAAAAATGATTGCAACATCCGCATTTTTTCTTTCCTTTATAGCCAACATCTTCAACTTCATCTTGTTTTGGATGTTTACAGTTATATCCACCATTTATATACCCTTCTCCAAAAGTATAAAAATATGGACATACTAAAGAAAATTCGTCAAATACAACTGCTTTTAACATTCCCTCAACCTCCTATAAAATCAAATAAATTCATCTGATTATCTTTCTCAAACACAAGCATTTCATCTTTCGCCCTCTGATAAAACGTGCGGTCAATCTCAAATCCATATGCACTTCTGCCAAGTTCAACCGCCGCCCGAAGTGTCGTACCACTACCACAACAAGGGTCTATGACAACATCTCCCTCATCTGTGAATATCTCAATCAGCTTTTTAAGTGTCTTTATTGGTTTTTGTGCCGGATGGATTTTCGGTATCTCTTTTCCATCGCGCTCCCATGAAAACCAGTTAAAAATCATATGCCCTGTTCCCGGAATATTCTTACCGCTGTCATCAATTTGCAATCCATTTCTAAACTTCGGCAACTTATCCCGATATAACAGCAAGGCGTATTCCGTAGCACCAACGACACGCATATTTGCTTTCAGCACTTGCGGACTGTAATTCTTGCAGAATATCAGCGGTATGTAGTGGATAAAACCGTGTTTCGCCGCCACATTGATAAGTGTCTGTATCTGCTCAAAACTGCAAAATACAATCATGCAAGGGGAATTACTGCTCCTGCCTCTTGGCACTGGCTTTGTATCGTCTTTCTTTAACATCTTTGAGCAAAAGTGAAAATACTCATACAGATTAAAGTTAAAGTCCGAATTAAACGCCGCCTTGCCTGCAAGTTTGCTTTCTCCGTTTTTATTATCACTGCCGTTGTACCACATAGGGTTTGAACCATAAAAGTTATTCCCTACGTTGTACGGAACGTCCGCTATGATTAGCTGCGCTGGCGGTATGGCATACTTCTTATAGTTCTGCATACTGTCTCTGTAAATCTCGCATTTAATTTTCTTTCTTCTCTGTTCCGTTCTTCCGATTGGAGTAAAGACGTCTTTTTCCCGGGAAACCTCCATTACCTCCAATCTTGAAATTTTATTTTTCTTCTAATTTTTAGTCTGTCATATATTTTATTTTGTCTAAAACCGGATGTATCTTTGTCGCACCGTCCCATGAACAATCAAAAAGAAACTGCAAACGTTCTTTGTCTTCCTTCGCTTCTATTAAAACAGAGCAGTCATTCCACATGGAATTTCCGAAATTAACTCCACCAGTTACAACAATTTCATCAATCCTATAAAATTTGAAGTGAAGATTTTCCGAAGGAATACAATTTATATCATATTCTTCTCCTATGGCTAAGATTTCCTCTATCTTTTTATGGTATTCTGAATAATTCAATCCATAATTTTGTTTTTGATATTTCTTTATTGGTGGAATACCTACCAGCATTTTGCATTTTGTTTCGTATAATTTTTCTATAAATTCCTTTGCTTCAGTTTTTTCATAATAATAGTTTCCTGGTTCATATTCTCCTTTTCTATCGCAAAGGCTTATTCCGTATGTGGATATATTTACATCTATATCAAAAGGTGGTTTTTCCTCCATCTTTTTATCTATAACTTCGTTTAAATACCAAAACAATTCGCAAGAATTTAAAAATACCATCTTCTCAACCTCACTTCCTTGTCAATTCCTCATAGCACTTTTGAAACCTTATGAAATCCTCTGCGTTTCCTCCGTTGTCTGGATGGGCGTGTTTCATGGCGTATCGAACAGCTTCAATCGTATCTTTTGGAATTTTCGGTGTTGAATATTTGTCCTGATATCCATTCCCATATACATTCCGATATGCACCAATAAGAGATTTAAGCTGCATATTCTCCATAAAAAGTTCTGCGTTTCGATTTCTTAACTTTTCAACCTCTGCATTTTCGCAATCAGAAATATTTCTGTACATCTTGAAGTTGTTTCTGATTTCATCAACTTGTTTTTTCAAAATCATATTGTCGAATTTCAATTCCTTGTATTTGATAATGTGATTTATCAAAAATCCAACGAGAAATATTATTCCTATTATTACTAAATTCCAAATCATTTCATATCTCCAATCAGTTGAATGGAAAGTCCTCCATATTGTCGGGAATTTGCATGAAGCCATCATCAGAATTACTTGGTTGCGGTCTTTCACTCTGATTTGCGTTCTTGCTTTCTGCAAACTCGCAGCTTTCCACAACGCAATCATTGGTATAGACTTTCTGACCGTCACGATTGGTATAGCTACCTGACTGCCATCTACCCTCAACCAAAATCTTTATCCCCTTATGCAGATACTTTTCCGCAAACTCGCCATTCTTCCCAAATGCGATACAGTTAATGAAATCTGCGTTTGGTTCGCCGTCACGCTTGAATTTTCGGTCAACTGCCAGCGTGTACCTTGCTATCGCCATAGCGTTATTTCCTTGCGAATATCTTACTTCGGGGTCTTTTGACAAACGTCCCATAAGTATTACTTTATTCATTGTCTTTGCCCTCGCTTTCTTTCTCAATTCTCAATAAGTTCTTTACAAGATTTTTCTGAATTTTCTTGCAAATCATATCTGTCTGGCTATCTGTCAAATACCCATGTATTCTAAGCAGATTGCAAGAAAAACCTATTTTCTCAAACAATTCTGCCTTTTCTCCTAAAGTAAAGCCCTGCTCATTTGCTTGCTTTTCGTAACTATCACACATAGCTCCATGTCTAAATCCCACTTCCATATCTCCATCTCCTTTCCCTAAAACGGCAACTCGTTCTTAAACCTGTATTTTTTCCATACATGAATAAAATCAGCGTTTCTATTATTTAAGAAATCAGCAATTTCCTGGGGAGTTGGTTCGTGGTCTAGTTCAATAAAATTTTTTTCGTGAAAACCAATAGATGACGGTTTTTTCTGCAATGCCTGCATTTCCCAATACTCCTCAAGCACCTTGTTTTCCTCACGTTTTACGGTCACATTATGTAACATTGATTTTCCCTCACTTTCTAAATAAATGATGTAATTGACACAATGCCTTAATTTTAGTAGAAAAATTTTATATGATTATGTAGATAGTGTAACTAAAATACTTATTACTCTTTAATATATAATCCACAATAACACTCCCCATTTTCTTGTTCTCTAAATTCTTTACACATACATTTTGTATCATCTGTCTTTTCAATCTTACATGGGCAGTAATTACTATTCTCTTTCAATTTTTTCTGATTTCTTGTATTAATTCCTTATCTTCAGATAATCTAATCAACATATTATACCTTTCATATTATTTATAAAAGAAAATTTCCTCGTTATTATTTAAATCAAACATTTTCTGATTCGTTGTTTTGCAATTTAAACCACCAAATTTTTCAATATATCTTCCAATTTTAATATAATCTAAATTTTTGATAATTTCATTACTAATAGAGTTAATATCATCATTCCCTGTGTACAAACAGGTTTTTAATTTTTTTTTCTTAGCTTTTTGCAAACAATATAACAATTCATCTTGATTTTGATCGCCACCCATAAAACATACACACGATATTAGATTATTGTATTTATTTAATAGGTTATCTATATCGTCTATTAGGTAATCTCCAATATAATCCCACAAATACATACTGTGACAACCCTTACATTTGTAAGGGCAATCACTAATATTTATTGCCAAAGATATTTCATTTGGTACCTCTTGCATTACTATTGTATAACCGCTATATTTTAGCTTTCTCATATTTTTTCGTAGTGTCTCTTTCCAGCTTCCCTTTGTCTCTCTTCAGAGAATTTGGAAACTCTTTTTAAATATCCAATAATTCTGGTAATGTAATCAATATCATTACTTCCACAGACTTTACATTTCTTAAGCATATGTTTGCTAATATGCCCACAAACGTTACAAATTGTATTGGGGATATTGAATGTAAAATACGAACATCCTGTTTTTACAGCATCAATAAGTAACTTTTTATACTGTTCCTTTGATAAATGTTCACTGAGGTTTGCGTGCAAAGCAGATCCGCCATCTAAATATTTTGTCAAACGTTTGCCATGTAAAATAAATTTATCAATAATATTACATGACTCATCTTCAACCTTGTAAAAATAACTGTTATAACAGTCTCTGGGAGAAAACAAACCGTCTTCTTTGTCCCATTTTGCATTTTTAACACCAAGATTTTCCGCAGGAATAAACTCTGTATTAAACATCAATTCTTCTGTTTTTGCTATTTTATTCTCTTCAAAAATAGGTTTAAGAATTTTCTCTCCGTATTCAAAATATTTATCGTTTGGAGAAATATCAATACCTAAAAATTCAGCACCCTCTACAAAACCGTTTATTCCAATCGTAAGATATTCTTTTTCTAAAGAAATGTATCCAGCGTCAAAGACAGGCAACATTTTCGCATTGAAACTATCTTTTAGTGTTTCATTAAATGCAATCAAATACTTATGGATTTTTTTAACTTGTTCTCTTACTGCTTTTGTAACATCCTTATTTGTTTTGGCGGCATTTTGTACAAGTCTATTGACATTAATTGTGATTACACCTTTAGATCCAGTCGATACTCCACCTGCACCTAAAGTATAAGAGAATGTGTTATTTGTAATACCATTGCGAAGTCGACAACAAGAAGCAAGAGAATCCACGCTGTCACTTGTATATGTAAAGAAAGAATGACCTTTTGCATACATCTCGCAGGTAAAATCATAATATTCTTCATCACAATACGTTTCTCCATTATTAAGCAGATTCATTGTTTCAACTGGAAATGTTAGAATTTTTTTCAACCTTTCATTGTTAAACCAATTCATAAATCTTTTCTGTAACCAACTAACACTTTCCCATGTTGGTTCTGTACCATCAGGGAATACAAAATCGTCAAATATTCCTTGAAAATAGTATTTATCAAAATATGCAATGTTCCAAAAAACACTCTGAAAATTTCTTGCAGCCGCTGGTTGATTAAGCGAGTATACGACTTGTTCAAAACTATCAGTAATAACTTTGTCTATACTTCTATGCTTATTAGACAAATCTACAACATCTTGTGAATGTAAATAATATTTATCTCCATATTCTTTACGGATAAAATAATCTAAATAAGTAAGATATTCTGGAGTTGAAACCGCTCCAGCAAATTGAGACGCTATTGCAAATACTAAATTGATAAAAGCTCCATTAAATGCTTGCAAATTTGTTGGTGCATCAGAAATCCCTCCGATGTTTTTTAAACCTTCAAAAAGAAATGGATACATAGTGATACTTACACAATATGGTAAAAGTGGGTTTGTTTCATCATTTCTGTAAATTTCATGATGTTCTAATTGCCTAATGTATTCATCAGCTATATCTTCTCCATACAATTCAGTCAATTTGTCGATCATTCTTAATCTGTTGATGCCTATAAATTTACCTTTGGGTATTTCACCTGTTTCAGTAGTAACATTTTTATTTTCAACATTTGCGTTTGCATCTCTCACGCTTCCCGACGCAGCGTTAGATGCCTTTTGATACTGATTTATAAAATTAATATCATTACGATATTTTTCATATTGTTTTGTTCTTTTTGTCATTGATTATCCTTTCAACATTGTTTTATAAAGATTCTACATAATTAAAAGCGGTTTTAAAATCCATATTTACACCATCTATTTCAAGAATTGGAGCTGACAAATATCCTTTTTTTTTCATAATTTCAATATCATTTACTTCTTCATATGATATATTTTTCTGTTTTAACTTTTTCTCTAACACATTACATTTTGGGCAATGTGTTGAATATAAAATTACTGCCAATAACTATATCCTCCTTAACTCATTATCAAACAAATTGTAAAAATATTTTTTGTGTAATAAAACCTAGTCTGTGAGCATGGAATCCTATCAATCTCATCACGCCCATATAACTTTTCTAAGCCTTCAAACAGGTGTTTTTTGTGATACTCAGTAAATAATACTCTGCTGAATCATTGCCTACTGTACGAGCCATAGACAAAGCCATACGCGTATATTTCCCAGACTGTATCAGCTTTTCAAGCTCTTCAACCCTTTTATATGTCAATCCGTAATATGACAGTGAATGCTGGGGCTGAATTGTTTTGCGACTTCTGGGGTGTATCAAAAAGTGCTTGACTGCTTAAAGCCTTTTGTATCCCTCGCAGGATTCTCTTTTCCCTGTACAGTTCTTTCGGTTACATTATGTATTTAAGCATGTGCGACATAGGCATTTATTGCATTTTCTGCGCATGGTATCACCAACCTTATTATCATTTATTTTTCAGTTTTTCTTTATACTGATCCAGCACTTCCATTGCATCCCGAATCCCTTTGTTATATATATTTGCTTTCTGTTCTTCTGCACTTCCCTTAATTCCTTTAATGCTGCGATCAAGAAATTTCATTTTCATGAAAAGCTTGTTTCGTATTTCTATGTATAAATCTTCCATAAATTTATTCACCTAATTACTTTTTTTACACTGATTATTAATCGACTTAAGATATGCAAGAGCAATTTCCTTCCCTAATCTATATATTTTCTATTGCCACACTTCAAACAAATATAAGCATGTCTTTTCTTGCATTTATTGTCATATACAGTCCTTACTCCATCAATATATTTATGTGCACATAACCATTTTTCCCAAAATGGTTTTATCTCTATCTCTGTAGCATTTATCAATGTTCACTTCCTTCTCACATATTAAATAAAGCACATCCCAAAATAATAAATCCAATACCTACAATTGCTTTCCAGTCAATCTCAACTTTCCAAAAACCATCACATAAATTAATCTTCAAATAATTTCACCTACTTTCTCACCCAATAAAACAGGCATTTCTTTCCCACCAAAATCCCACCGAAAATTATGTATATCACCTTACTATGAAGCCATAATAACCATATACTAATTCGCAGCACCTTCCTTTTATCAAAATACACGCTTTAAATTTCGAACATTTGTTTGTATAATATTTTCATACCACACAAGTAAGGAGTAACCATTATGTCATCTACAAATTATGAACCTGTTTCTATCATTGCATCATTTGATACAGAAGGACATATTCGTCCACTATATATTAGAGTTAATTCAGAATCACTCAAGGTTCATTCTTGTCGGTTAAAGCCATCCTTCCGTGGAACAATCGAATTTCAATGTAAAGTAATTGATAATGATTGCTTAAAAGATGTAAATATCATATATAGACAATCAGATAATATATGGTCGTTAGTAAAAGATTATATTACATGATCAACTATACTTCTGTGTATCTCCAAAACATTCTCTTTACATCTTCGTTACAAAACGCGTCATCAACTGTGCATCTGTTCCTGTTACAATATTCATCAACATATTTTTTAAAATTATAGTTATACTGATATTCATTTTTCATCAAATTTGTCATGTTACTCACCTCTTCAAATTCCCATTTCCACCATGTCGCAAATTTAATGTCCAATATGGTACAGAATCATCAATATTTGCACGAGTGACAACTCTTTGTGTATTACTAATTACATATTCTTCATCACCAAGCGTAGCTGTTATAAAACCGTCTGGCTTGTTTAACAGTTCTTTGGCTAACGCATGGCTTGTACTGATTATTTCTAAAATTTCTAATATCTTCTTTCGTTTTAATTGTATCTATCTACATAATATCTATAAATGTAATCTATTGCTCTTTTCATAGAATCTTTACCAATCTCGAATCTATCAATCTGTTCTCTTTTCCACAGATGAATATTTTTATATTCGTCCTCACTTAACACTTGACTTTCTTTTTCTAAAAACCCAATAACAGGCTTACCACTGATAAACGCATATAAAATCTCATCGCTGGTTCCTAATGAACTATGTAGATCTTTCAAGTTAACAAGAACAATATCTGCTTCTCTGACCATTCTAAGATCGAATCGCATAACTTCAGCACCAGATTTATAATAATTCTTGCCTATCTCATAAAAATCTGTTGGTGATATAAGTGTTATATCTTCATAAAGTTGCTTTACATATTTCTTTGCATCTTCTTTCCATTTTTTAGGATAGTCGCGCTGATCCGTATTAAAATAACAACTCATGGCACCTGCGAGGTAAATTATTCTATTCATTATCTATAACCTCCTGAACAAAATCTTTTGCTTTACTATTCAATTCTTCTTTTGTACCACTGTTGTCAATAACAAAGTCATAGTTATAATTAAATACATTTTCATCTGCCATATTAGAAGTAATATGTTTTACTGAATTTCTAATGATCAATACTGTTTTTGCGCCAAACTCCTTTACTGCTCTGGTAATTTCTTCTGGTTCTCTAATATGTAAGAATAAGAATTTACTTTCTTCATCTTTTATAAATTCAGTTACTTTATTTTTCATACTTTCAAATGGCATATCACAATATTCACTTGTTAGAATTTTTAAATCTGATAAGAATTTTCTATCTTTTTCTAATTTTTCACCTTCCCACCCTATTTCTCTAGCAATCTCCTTTACTCTATCTACTGAAGAAAAATTGATTACTGTATGAAATTTTTTAAGCATATCATTTAATTCTGTAGAAACTAATTCTACAAATGTGTCTTTGCCAACTCCTCCAGAACCATTAATAATAAAAATTCGCTTGTCCAAAAATATAGTTCTACCTCCTATGAAATAATCTTTTCAAAGCCGTGATGTGTAGCCAGTTCATTTTCAATTGTGGACTTCCCTGATCCAGAAGCCCCAAGCAAAACAATAATCATATGTATGCTTATTCCTCCACTTCAAATATAAATATCTTTACCATATATTTTTTCAAATCCATTTCGCCTAGCAAGCACAGCTTCTTCTAATGTATCATGATATCCCAACTATATTTGTTTACCATTTTTCTTTAAATAGGCTCTATTTTATTTCTTCTTTTATCTAAAGAAACTCCTTTATAGCCAGTAGTTGAATTTGATTGTAAATCTCTATTTAAGCTGTTTATGCTTTTATCTGCAAATCTTAGATTATTCCTTGTACAATTCAATTTATTTCTATCTATGTGATCTATTAGAATTGTATCGTCTGTATTAGTAATAAATTTGTGTAGCAATACTGCCATTTTATTAAAATATCCACGAGCATATCCATACTCACTTTTCTTCCAGTACACTTCTTTACATTTCTCATAGTCAATCTTAGAAATATGAGCATAGTCTTCAATTTCATTACTATTTGGAAAATACAATTCTATTAGATATTCGTTTTCAAGTTCAATATATTTATTCTTTCTTCTACTAATTAAATAATCACTCCTCTACTTCAATGTCATCAAAAATAATAGGTAATTTTGTCTTTAATTCTTTCAATAACGGTCTTGTAATCTCTTGCATGGATGGATGTGCTGCCTTTGCGGTTCTCAGTTTAAAAAACGCACGCCACTCTCTGTAATTAGCAGTAATTGTGATTTCGGTTTTAGTACTGTTAGGCAATACAGAGCGTGCTTCCTGTGGAGTCCAACCATTCTCAATTAGTTTTAAATAATCCATTTCTGCTCTTGCCATATGCCAAAACCATATATTTGTTGCTTGATCCTGTGGTACACATCTGTCGGATTCACCATATAGTCCTTCCCAATAAATTTTATATGTACCATTGATATTTTCTTCACACCAGCCAGGCTTAATGAATGTGATGCCATTATCAAACTTATCCTTTGAATAGTTACAGTACCTTGTACTCTCCTGTGCAAAAGAAGCAATTCTGTGTCTTACCAGTTCATGTGATACACCACGATCCACCGTAAATTTAACCGACAATGTTGAATGTTCAATCATTGCCTCATGACCTCTGCCAATCAGCATTTGTACAAACTTCTTAGCAGATTCTCCATCTTCTGTAATCTTGTCTTCCGACTTGTAGCATACACGCCCAATCTTCTCAATAAGCTGTAATTCCTTGATTCCACCCTCGGAAATCTCTGTTAAAATTTCATAGCTAGGTTCAATAATTCTCATTCTCCCTTTTCTCCTTTTTCTTTTATATTTGTTTGTTATACTTCAAATTTCTTCATGTCTTCGATAAACCTTGAAATAACACTTTTATTGAATTATTATTTTTAAAGTTAATCTATATTTAATCCACTAAATTCCTCTCCTACTTCAACAGGACAATCGTGTGCGCCAAAAGTTTCTATAATTTTATTATTTCGCAAATCAATCTTTACATGACTTCTTGTGTGCGGAAATCCATTATCACCACCTTTTACATACATATAATTTCCTACAATTTTTACTCCCATGAATCCTTCAAAACAATATTTATGAAAATATTCTTTTGTTAAATCATATGCTTTTTGATAAATGTCATCAGTATATTCAAAATTACTTGTATCTATTTCAACTGGTTCTTTAAAATATGTAGCTTTCAAATAATTATCTCCTTTTAATTTATATTAATGCAATATTTTCAAATAACTCATTAATTAAAGATTTATTATTTGTATGAGGGACAATATTTACATCATTTCCAAGCATAGATAGAATACCAAGTATACTTGATGCATCTAAAACACATCTTCCGCTAACAATGTCAATATCAAATTCTTTCGTGTATGGAGAACATATTTCACACAATTTATTTGCAAATTCTGGTGTACCAATATGTATTCTCATTTTAGGATTTTTAACATTTATTTCATTGATCATTTTCTACTCCTTCATGAATATGGGTTTTCGAGATGTATAATATTTCTTTATTTAAGATGTGATCATTTGAATAAATTCATTTTCATTTATAATTGGGACTCCTAATATATGTGCGTTCTTGTTTTTTGATGAATTACTTTGTGCATCATTGTTTATAAGATAATTTGTCTTAGTACTAACAGACCAACCTACCTCACCACCAAATTCTTCAATAATTGAAACAAGTTCATCACGATTTTTATAATGATTTAAGTTACCAGTAATCACAAAAATTTTATTCTTCAGTTTCTTTTTCTCGGATGATATTTTGGTATTATTGGGTTTTTCAATACTAAATTCTTGAGATAAATCAATAATCATATTTTTATTTTCAGATATGAATTCATTTAATGAGTTACACATTATTTCACCAAATCCGTCAAGTTCGGAATGGTAGAATGGTCCATAATTATATAATGTGTATATATCATCCCACATATTTTTAATGGCAACTTTTCTACAATATAATGATAGTTGTTTACTCGCTGTTCTGCCAATCAAAGGAATACATAATCCATAAATGAATCTATCCAATGTAGTATTTCTGCTTTTCTCAATACTCTCTAACAGCTTATCTACTGATTTCTTACCAAAACTATCAAGTTTGTACATATCTTCTTTATGCTCTGATAAATAATAAATATCTCTAAATGAATATAACCATCCTAAATCAATGAATTTCTGTAATGTCTGCTCAGATAATCCGTCAATATTGATTGCATTTTTGCTTACAAATTGAACAAGTTTTCCCAACAACTTCGCTTTACAATTAGAATTCGTGCAATATAGTGTTTTACTACCATTCTCATTATGTATTTTTACATTTCCACCACAGCAAGGACATTTATCTGGCAACTTCCATGTATTACTCATTGTAAGGTTGCTATGAACTTTTGGAATTACCATATTTGCACGATATACTTGAATCGTATCACCAATGCCTAATTGTAAATTTTCTATATAAGAAACATTATGTAATGTTGCCCTTGTGATAATGGCTCCATCAAGATCTACAGGCTCAAATACTGCTACTGGATTTATTAGTCCTGTCTTAGAAGTATTCCACTCAATATTTCTTAAGATAGTGTCATATAATTCGTCTTCCCATTTTAATGCCATACGACAACATTCATGATGAGCCGTACTTCCCAAAGACTTTGATAACTCAGAACTATTGATTTCAAAAATCAAACCATCTGTTGGATATTTATAAAATTCAGGTTGCATTCCTTCAATACAATCTTCAATTCTTCCTTCTGCTCTCCCAACACATTCAAACCCTAATTCTTCTAATACTTTTAGTCCATCCCATTTATAGGTAAAAGAAGGATGAACCATTTCAAATACAACAAACGATAAATCTCTTTCTTTTACAACATTCAAATCCAAATTTCTAAGTGTGCCAGCAGCTAAATTACGAGGATTGGAAAATGGTGTATCTAACTTTCTATTTGTTCTTCTAAATTCTTCCCAACTAATAACACACTCTCCACGTAGTTCAATAGGATTTTTATTAGATATTTGCATAGGCAGATTTTTAATAAATCTACATTGTTCAGTTACATCTTCCCCAACCAATCCATTTCCTCTAGTGATTCCTTGTGTGAACTTTCCATCTATATACTTAACAACCAATGTTAGTCCATCTAATTTATAAGAACAATAAAAATCTTCATTGTTAATAAATTTCTTAATTTCATTAATATCTTTTGTTTTATCTGCACTAAGCATCGGCTTTGAATGTTCAACTTTTTTGAATCCTTCAAGAACATATCCTTGGACTTTTTGTGTTGGTGAACCAGCTAATATACACCCTGTTTCTTTTTCAAGATTAGATAATTCATTATATAGGTCATCATATTCTTTATCGCTCATAATAGGATTATCTTGTCCATAATATGCATATGATGCTTTTTGTAGTTGTTCATTTAATTCTTTTACTCTTTTTATTTTATCCAATCACATTCTCCTTCCTTGAAACACACATTTAAATGGTATTAAATATCAAGCAACTTTTTAATAGCAATAATTCTATTCCATCCTTTTCGATCAGATTGATCATGTTCAACATATATGTCATTTTTATAAGAATTTTCAATAACTTGCTGGATTGTATTTTCTATCATTCTTATATAAGATTCAAAATCGCAGTTTTTCATATATTTTTCTATTTCAAATGAATAATTGCCATTTTCTTTTATTTCATCGATAACTTCTCTTCTAATTTGTTTCTTTAAATTATTCATTGTATCTTCATCTAAAATAACTTGCCCTTTTAATTCCATATTAATTCCCTTTCATTCATTAAACCTCGCAATTCTATTGCATGACTTCCTCTAATAAACATTTAAATTTATCTTTTAATTCTTTATATTTAACATGATCTTGTTGAGTATAATAAGCATAAATATCTACTAGCTCTAAAAATAAAGAATAATGATTTTCTTTTATCTTTTTATCAATAACCTTTTCTTTACATTCTTCCATTTTCGTAAAATTATTACATTTTTTACAATCACAATCATTGCAATCTGGTTCATCTTGCCAACTACCCAACTTTGGTAAATACCATCTAAGCAATTCTCTAAACAAAATTGAACGGCATTCATCTCTACTATAAAATGTAGGGATATTATCATCATCTTCATTCTCTAAAAAGTTACAATTCCCACAATAAATATCTACATCTAATATTTCACAAATTTCCTTTATTCTTTTTTTCATTTCTATTTAATCTCCACTTGAAATCAAATTATATATTTTAAAATCTTAATAAACTATTCATTGGAAGTTTCTCTATAATCCTTTTATTTTCAAAACCGCATTCACATTTCCATTTCCATTCAAAATCTTGATCTGGGTGTCCAAAACTTATATAAATGTTTTTGTATTCTTTTTCGCACTTGTCACATTTTTCGTATGTGATAATTCTACTCATCTAATGCCCCTTTTCACCAATAAATGCATAGTTATTTTAATTTTTATTTGTTTTTTAAATTTTCTAAAACCTTATGATAGCAATTATAAACTTCGTCAACAGTATCATTTATCTGTTCTGTTGTTTTTTGACTATTTTTAAATTCTTCATAAGTAATTTTCTCTGTCAAACTTGAATCATCAGATAAATAATTTTTAAATCCTTTTTGTTTAATCATATCTTTATTCTAACCTCTTTTCATAGTTATTCAAATTAACCTCTTCCATAGAAACAACTTTAAACCATATAGGATTCAAACCAATCTTCTGATGAAATTCAAACATCAACTCTGATAACTTGTTACCCAACCATTTTCTATCTTCGTCTGTTACACCATCATAAATATATGTATCACAACCAGAGTCGTCACAATATGATTCATTTAACTCCTCCATGATTCTATTTGGATCAGGATCGGTTCTCAGTCGAACCAGTTCACATTTGCCAACATAAATTATTGGATTATCTGTAGATAAACTTCTTTCAATCCATTCTCTACATCCTAAAGCATCCTGTATTGCTTCTTTTTTTGTATCAAATGTACCATGCGTCCAATTTTCATCAGCTGTTTCATTCCATGACCATAACATTATTTTCACCTCTCAATCATTTCAAATGCCTTTCTCATACCTTCCATAAAATCAGTACCATCAGTATTCTTATCTATATATTTCTCCAGTTTATCTATTTGTTCATTCAAATAATCTAAACTTTCAGATATTTCATCATAGTCTTTATATTCATATTCTAATTCTTCTTTCTCACTTTCTAGCTTCTGATATGCTGCATATAATTCTTCACTTGGCTCTTCACATATCTCTTCTACTTTCTTAGCAAATTCACTACCAATATTTTCAGATACAATTCTGAGAACATCTGATAAATCTTTTACTTGCTCCCAGTTTCCGTTAATCATTATCATAGTCTTATTCTCCATTCTGAACTAAATTAAGACTCACATTTTTTAAGACTTCATATGGCACCCCAATTTTATCAAGACAGTCTGTAAGACATTTTCCAAAACCTTTATTATCTATATATAGAATTTCTTCTTTTGCCATTAAAATATTTCTAATATGTCCTGCTACTATACTCATATTTTTTGCTGTAATTCTTTCAGCGAAATCATTTCTATAAATAATCACATAAAAATTTTTTGTATATCTATCTAATTCTACATCTATATACATTCTTTTCCTCCTCTTAAGTCTTGAAACGAGCGTTCTATTGCCTTACTCAATGATTTCATACTGTTCATTTAGATAGCTTTCAGTACAAGCAGAAATAATTCCATCTGATTGCCTAATAATGTAATAACCAACTTTTATATCCAACACGAAACCATTTGGATGAGAAATAAATAATGTTGAAGGTGGTTCATTTTCATTCTGTGAATCATAATATAATATTCCATTTTTTAATGCCTCTACCGCTCATTCAGGAACATAATACTCTCCATTACTATTCATAAAATCTCCATCATACTGAAATGCTTCGATTTCTTTTAATTTTCTTCTATACTTTGCCATTTAATTTCTCCTCCTGAAATTTATCTAACATTTCATCATAATAAGCAATCTTTTCTTTGATATAATCAATCACCATATCCTCAAACGGCTCCATAGCATCTCCTATTGACTTGGCAAATTCTTCATCATGTTCTACATTCAATAAGTCCGACACATAAATGTAATTCTCCGAGTCTTCTTTGTCTTGA